CCGTTAGGTCACTAGTAGCCTTTAGTTCAAAATTATGTATCAGATGATACTTCTTATGGATACTGTGTCTTAATGTAGAAAAAGAAGTATCCAGAGTTTGCTTATCTATTTCTGAATTAATGGCATTGTAATAATCGACCGTTATCGGAATACTATCATTAAATTGGGCCATGGTATTAAAGGTATCGTTATACCTTTTGGGTATAATAGAACTTTTACTCATAAAGGTTTCGTATACTTCACCTTCTCTATTTTCTATCATCTCACTTTTGTCTGGATTTGATACAGAATCGACCGATTCTCCACGGACAACTAATGCCATTAGTTCCTCCTTTACCAAAAACTATTGGGATATCGTTTTTAGTTAAATGTTTATTTATGTAGTTGTAATATAATGGGTAAGCTATAGTTTTATCTGGATTATTGATATCTATTATTTCATCGTCTTTATGTAACTCATCTAAATCCGAATATTTTATTCCATCTATATACCCACTGTTACCTATAGATAGCTTTTCTTTTAAACCATATATCGAATAAGTATAGTCGTTATTGTATCTAACTGAATTACTAATGGAAATATAACCCATCTTTAATAATCGGTTTATATTCATACATATAGTTATTCCAAAAAATTTATGGCACATCAATAACAGCGGAATCATTTTAGGATGGAGAACATCGAACTTTATACATTCAGATATAACTAAATGATATCTCCGATATGCAACATCAGTATTAATGGTTATATTTAAGTCTGTATCAAACTCAATTATACTGGGATCTAATCTAGTGTCGTTGGAATAGATATCTATGTTAAATAAGCCTTCTCTATATAAACTGCCTTTGCCTTGTAACATAAAAGCATCGAATACGAATGGATGTATGGTACTTTGTTTTATTCGTATATCTCTTAAATTGAAAGTCGTACTTTCTAAAACTGTACCGTCATCTGCTGTATCTAACAATATGGGAGCTATTAATATGGGTTTATATTCTTTATCAGTAAGATAGCATTCTGGTAACCAATCGTCGTATTTGTCTGTCCGATGTATCTTATTCGGATATCTTGGATCATTAAGATCGTAATAATGATACTGTTCAATTGCTTTATTGTCGTATAAGTACTCTATTTTATTCGGATATTCTTTTGGTTTAGATGGGAGTATGTTGTCTGGTATAAGTTGGTTATCTATTACTAAGGGATAGGTTATAGTCAGACTATTTGGCCTAATTATTTGATAAGCATATTCAATAGTAATCATTTGTCTGTCTACAAATCTCTCAACATTCTGTGCTTCTGGCTTAGAAGTGACGACATTTACTTCGGAGATAACAGCGAAGTCATTTTTTAATATGACTATTTCCGTATCGTTGGTAATGTTTCGTTTAGCATAAGTTATATCGCCATTACTTCCATATTTCAAATAATCCAAAAAGGATATCTCTTGTGTAAATTTTCTCAAATGATACAATCTACTTAATACTAACAATATATGATTTGGTAATGGCAAGCTATATAGCACAGAATTTTGTATCATATATGGTTCGCTACCATAACTATTCAGTAAAATATCTAATGCTCTATATGCCATTACCGTATCTTTGAACAATAGTTCTATTGTCAAAGATATAGGACTTAAGTTAGTTTGATAATTTAGCGATATGTCTGCTCTTTTATCATAGAATATAGGAAAATCTGTTTTGGTATATTGTTTAGATAAACCTGTATATATAGAATTTTTAAAATTACTATGTTCCCATTTTTTATCCTTAGGATTTATACTTGAGTTCATAATAACATTGACTCTATCGTCTGTTATATTTACTGTATTATGATCTGTTCTAGTGTTTCTAGTTAAACTAGTATCTTCTAAATAATGTATATTGTCTCCAAATAAGGCATTTAGACCATTATCTTTTAATAAACTATCTACTAACTGCATCGTTACAGGTCTCAATACATGAGTATTTGGATCATCGATTACGTTATATATTGTGGGCATTTTATATTCCTTTTCGAATATATTGATATTTGTCTACTGGCTTATAGCATACTATAATTAGGGCCTTATCATACATAGATATATGATTATTGAAAATATATATTAAAATACAAGGAGAAATAAATGCCAAATATCCCAATAGAAGCAATGTTATCTAGTTTAGGTGGAACCAAAGAAGAATGGGAACTTACTTCCCTTCCTATCCCAGATGGTTTATTAGTATACACTATAGATACTATGGATTTTAAACTAGGCAATGGTACTGATCTATATAAAGATCTACCTGTATTTTTCAATGCGGGTAATATGGATAGCGTCAATGAGTTATATGAGAGTTTGCCTAATATAGAAAACTCTGTATATGGTAAATTCATAATAGTTAATCCAGACGGTACCGGATACACTCTTTCAGATATAACTATAGATCAAGTGGTTACAACTATATATTTAACCAATGCTCTTGCAACTAAAATCAATAAGGAACATACGCATACGGTCGGTGATATAACTAACCTTAAATCAGCGGCTACTAGAGACATAGGTACATCTCCGGGTAACGTACCTGTAGTTGGAGAGAATGGTAAATTAGATATGTCTATAGTTCCTATAGTAACAGGAGATAGTTTAGATAATGAAAATTTATTATCCTATCTGGTCACTATGCAGTTAGCTGATGATTCAGCTACTAAACTCAGATTACCTAAAGGATATGCTGATGAATTTAACGATGAATCTGGTATAGCAACTACTACTGGAACTTATAACGATAACGGATATTATTCAGGTAATAATCTCGAGCTTGTATCTAAAAATATAACTATTACTGAAACAGAGAACCCTTTATCATGCAATGTCTTTTTGAGATGCTCTTTTGATGGCGATATTGAAGGCAATATATCTGTTTTAGTTAGTCGAAATAATGGTGTAGATTTCGTCAATGTTCCTTTGGAAGAAAGTAAGATGTCTGGTGAACAAATACGAATACTGACTGGTTTAGGAGATTTTAGTAATGCTCCTTCTGGAAACGATCTTGTATTCAAAATACAAGGCGGCATCAATAATTTAGATATACATGGAATATGTCTAAGATGGGCATAAGGAGGAATGAATGGCAAATATACATATGACTGCGGCTATTGGTTCTTTCTTAATAGTAGAGGATGAAGCCGATATGATAGGCGTAACTATCACTAAAAAAGGAATCGGCTTATACTTAAAAGAAAAAGGCCAATTCAAGATAACGGACGGAGTAACTCCTTGTGAAGATTTGCCCAACATAGGTTCACATAAAGCAGTGGGAGAAATAGGAGTATATACTCCTAATAATGCTCCTTCAGATTACCTTGAATTAGATGGTACTTGGTTATCCAAAACTCTTTATCCAGAGATATATGCTATATTCGGAGATACTTATGGAGAAACTTCATCTAGTTTTAAGTTACCAGATACTAGAGAATTATTTTCCTATGGTCATTGGATTATGCCGACACAACTCAATATGAACTACTGGATCAAATACAAATAGGGGGAATCTCAATTATGTCTTATCACCATTTTCATCCCGAAACATACGAGTATCTAGGTACGACTAGTCCTAGATTAGACCCAGAAGCTACTATAGTTTCTGGTATTGATGTATATCTGCCTCCTCCTAATTATGCTACTGAAATTGCTCCTCCCAACTATACTGTACATCAGATACCTATTTGGAATAATACAGAAAGTACCTGGAGTTTAATCGATGATTATAGAGGAATAGTTTATGATGTCTGGGGAAATGAAATCACATGGGAAAAACTAGGACCTTTACCTGAAGGAGTCTTTTTAGATATGGAAAATATAACTGATAGTGATAGAAAAGAAGCAAGAATAAGGGAATTAATATCTTATTCTGAACAATTAAAACAAGGAAATATAAATTATAATGGAGTAACAGTTAATATCAGTGATACAGAATTTAATGATTTTGTGTTAGAGTTAACATGGTTAAATACTAATCCATATGAAAGGTCTATAAAAGGAAGTATATCAGAAATTAATTATACTTACGATACTACAGAATCTTATTTTACTATAACAGGAACACCTTCTTCTACCATAAGTGAAAATTATATCGTAGTATTAAATGATCATATTTTTGAAATAACAAGAATAGATGGAAACACTTATTATACAGATGATATAAATAGACCAGATACAACTGATATATATGTAGTCAATGAACTACATAAACCTAATATAATGGAATATATAGTTAAAACTGAAATTGGATATAATACATATATACTACACAAAGATACGGCTAATGATATCTATAATACGATTTTAGATTATAAAAGAAATATAAAACAAACTACTTCTATAAAATTAGACGAAATACTATTGCTTACAAGTAGTTCATTAGACGATTATGATATTACAGCAGGATGGCCTAATAATGTATTTGCAGATTAATAAAATATAAGGGATATGGGAAAGTTCCCATATCCCTTATATGACGTTATGTGTTCGGTCTAATTCATCCAATTGGGCTTATCTGGCAATACCATAGTTTCAGGAGCATCTAAAAGTGCTTGTCTATATTTTTTTAAATCATTTTTTTGTATATCAGTTAATTCTTCATACCTAAGGACACCTTGGTATATATCAACTTCAGATAAAGCTCGATCTCGTCTTATTCTGATCCTTTCGAGTTCCTCTTCTTCTGATAATATTTCTTCTACTCTAAAAAATTTACCATTCTGATAACAATTAGCTCCCATCATCAAGGCTTCTTGCCAAACGTCATACTCTACTGGTATACATTTTTCAAATATACCTTCTTTTTTAGCTCCTTGTAGATCATACCATCCTAATAATCGATTATTGTCAATATCTATATGTGCATAATGCATTTTATCCTCCTTTTCTAATAGCCTATCGCTATCCAATGTACATATCTGTTATGATAAGTGTTTGCTCTTAGTCTATATCGTGCTTGATCTATTATACTAGCTTGTACCTCTGTATTAGTTGATGTATACCCTTCTTTACCACTTGCTACAATTGATCTTGCAGCATGTGGGAAAGTTAACGGAAAATTATAATTCCACCACACATCTTCACCGGGTATATCAGTTCCCCATTGGATAATAAAATTATTAGATAACCTCATATATCCCTTAACGCCAAAAGAACTAGAAACAGTAGTTATAGCACTCATATTGACATATATTCTATCATAAGTACCATCAGCTCTATATAAATATATATAATTACCACTTACTCTTAATGGATCAGTGGCATGTAGTAGTGATTTGCTGCCTAATAGACCATCTATTTTACTATTAGCGTTATTGGCATATGCTCTAGTAGTAGTAATATAATCTGTTATTTTTTGAAGAGTATTTAATGTAGATGTTGTTACTAACTTAGTATTTATTGTAGATATATCTGTATCATTGGTATTTATTTGATTTTGTAGATCGGATAATGAAGCAGATAATCCCGCAATACTTGTTATAGTCAATGAGTCTAAATCTGCTCTATTTAATTTGATGAAATTTACTATTTCCTGTAATTCATCTAATGCGGTATCATCAGAAGCTAATAGAGCATTTATATTCAAAATGCTATTTAGGTTTTCCAATATTCTTGTATTGTGATCATTTAGAGTATTCGTTATATCGTTTTGTAAGTCAGGTATAGTGGAATTGTTGATGACATTGATACTATTTAAGTTTTCCAATATTCGAGTATCATGATCTGATAAAGTAGTGTTGATAGAGGATATATCAACGTCATTACTATTTATACGAGCATTATGATTATTTAACGTAGTATTGATAGAGGATATATCAGTGTCGTTACTACTTATTCGAGTATTGTGATCTGATAAAGTATCATTGATATTGTCTATGTCTGTATCATTGTTACCTATTCGTGTATCGTGGTCCGATAAAGTAGTATTGATATTATCTATGTCAGTATCGTTTCCATCTATCTGAGATTGTAAATTGGTTAATCTATCGACTAATCCAGCTATACTTTCTACAGTCAATGAGTCTAAATCTGCTCTATTTAATTTGATGAAATTTACTATTTCCTGTAATTCATCTAATGCGGTATCATCAGAAGCTAATAGAGCATTTATATTCAAAATGCTATTTAAATTTTCCAATATTCTTGTATCGTGATCGTTTAAAGTATCCTCTATTGTATTTCTTAAAGTAGGAATCGTAGTATTATTAATTGTGTCAATAGAGTTCTTATTTGTAGTTATTCGAGTATCATGATCTGATAAAGTAGTGTTGATGTTATCTATATCTGTATCGTTAGATAGGATGCGATTGTTGTGATTATTTAATGTAGCATTGATGTTATCGATACTCATTTTATTAGCATTTATTTCTGTGCCATAGTTATCTAATGTATCTGAAAACATATCTGTCCTATCAGATATAGTTGGGATAACGTTATTAGTCAGATTTTCTATAGCTGAAAAGTTTTCAGAAATACTTTCATTCATCGATACTAATCTATTATCTAATATATCCGATACCTTAAATTCTAGGTTGGTGGCTCTAGTTTTTAGAGACGGTATTTTGACCTCATCTATTTCAATGACCCTATTGTTTATATCAGGAACCGTAACCTCTTTTAAGTTAGTTAATGAACTATTTAGCTGATTTATAGCTATTTCAGTAGCATCTGCGCGATCTTCCAGTTCTCCTATGTTTTCATTAATTTCGACTAATCCACTATTTCGAATTTCGTCTAATGTTTCAGTAACTGAAGCTATTTGGGAATCTACTATCCTCTTATAATTCTGGAAAAAAGGATAACACATTCCCTGTACATATTTTTTCATTTCCTGTAATCGATATTCTACATCTTGTGTCATATCTATTTACCTTTTTGTTTAGTCGTTTTCCCTGTATTTATTAGAGTAATTATATCTAATAATGATAAGTATTCTTTGGGATCGTCCTTGTCATAAGTCCAATATCCCCTTGAAGACAATATATCCTGTATAAAATTATCTCCTTGTTTATGAACAAGATCAACAAACTTATTAACTGTAAGATCATTAATAATATTATCTACTCCAAACAAAGCCCAATACTCTTTTATATAATTCATATGACCAAGTATCTCTAACGCTCTTTCAAGTTTTTCATTTTTTTCAATAATATCTCTCGCTTCTGAATCCATGAAAGGCTTAAGGTCAGGGAACCATTTGAAGCTAAATAGGTTTTTTTGCCCACTTACTATAAGTCCCTTGTTACTATTGGTTCTAAGAGACCTATAATTAGTAAGACCTCTTCTTATACCAACGTTCTGAGATATGACTTGTTTCATTATATTACCGGACTGATTGTTTTTACCTCTAATAGTTAAGCTAGTAGATTCAATTAACTCATTGGTATTGGAAAAAGAAGTTGGGTATAAACACTTCTTCTTATCTGATGTCTGTAAGAAATTAGCATCTCTTGCTTCTATAAGAGAACTCATAAGGAATTTGAATTGAGATCCTACTCCTTTTAATTGATCATTATGTTTCATATTGGCTAGATCTTTAGAAGTTCTGGCCATAGGATTAAGATCAAATTTATCTCCTATATGTGCTGTAATGATAAAATATATATTGGCTCTAATTGCCATTTTACCTATACTACCTAAGAAAGTTGTTTTCTGTCTACCATCGTCCAAATCTATTGTATTCAATTCGCTATCACCTAAATCATGTTTATCTAGTTTGGCAAATTCTTTTGCAAGTCTAGTTCTTGATAACGAATCAATTATATATATAGTAGGTATCATCATTTTTCTAAACTTACCAGTTTTATAATCTATAAATGGTGACTCTACTGTAAGCTCTTTTTCATGTTGTAATTTCATCTTATATATTTGTTTAATGTGGTCATATAGTTCAGATAGGCCATAATCTACCTGATCTAATATGGTTATTCTTTCGGACAAATCAGGTGTCATATATTGTGGCTCTACCATAGCCAATAATCTATCGGCGGAGTTTACACTATTTTCTGAATCATAATAGAACATCTCAGAGTCTTTATATCTACACAATACTCCCATAGCATTAGATATAGTTAAACCAGTCTTGAATCTCTGAGGCTTGCCCGATATACCTGTCATAAATGTTATACCACCGTTAAGTATCATATGGTTATCTTTACCTGAAATAAATGCCCCATTTCCTATATCTAATAAAGTTCCTGTATTAAGGTGTGGAAAAAAGGCGGCTTCTTTAGTTTTAACTAATGATTTTAAACGCATTATATCTCTCCTTTTATATTGAATAATGTCTGTATTTTAAGGTATAAAATGACAAAAAAATATAAAAAATAAACTATTGAGAGGGAGGAAATCCTCCCTCTCAACGTATTTAATATTCCAAATAATAAATATAATCTTCTATTTCTATCGACTCTTTGTCTGGACAGACTAAAGGTACTTCATCTGGGGCATATGTGTATTTGGTAGAAGACGATGGCTTGACACAAGGTAAATCAGTTATGTCTGAAAAGTATCCGATATAGATAACGATACCGCCAGATATTACCCAAATACTACCCTGTTTGTTCTTAAATAATAGACTCCCATCTTCAAACCATCTAGCCATATCGCTACTGGATCTATTAGAGTCTATGTCCTCTAATAGATCTTCGGTAAAAATTACCTCTTCATCACTTATCCATGTGAAGATATCATACTTAGAACCAATATTATGGGTATGCTTTATATTGGTAGCAATAGGACCTTTTACACAATAGCACTTATAATGCTCATTAATCAAAAGAGAAGGATTGAAAGAGATTTCAAAAGTCCTATTTTGTTTATATAAGTAAAAGTCAATTTGATTTTTATCGAAGTCATATTTCATACCAAATAGTTTCTTAAATATGACTTCGTTTCCTATATAGATTATTCTTTCATGATCACTCAGTATAATGGATTTTTCCTGCGGAATCGTTATGATATTTAAATTATTATACGGTCTTTCAGTTACTTTATTATACTCAATATTGATTTTCCTGTCCTTTTTTAGTCTCTCTATACTAGTCTCTATAAGATCTGACCATACGATACCTTGTGTTGGCTCATCAAATTGTAATTCAAAATAAATGTTATTTTCTACGGCATACATATTTAAACTCCTTTATATATTGGTTGTTTATTTGCTATACTACTATAGTAATATATATTTAAAAGAACGAAGAATATTTTATAACCTTAACCCGATATTAAAGGAGATTTTATGTCTCAATATACAGGTACTGTAAAAGGTTTTCAAGTTTATAGTACTTTAAAGAATCCGATAACTATCAAATCGATTACTGCTAATGATTTGAATCATATATTAGACAACATGAAGAAGTCATATAGAATAGAGGAACTTTTAAATATACGAGAATATTTCGATTCACATATATTTGATGTAAATGACCCTCATCATACAGTTATCGAAAGTCTAACTGAAGATATATTGAAAGATCTATATCGATATTATTTAGATATGGGTTATTCTGATGACTATGGATTTTTTAAAGAAATGCTATTTAATTACATAGTTACTGCAACAGACGAAGAACTGTCTGGAAATTCAGAAGAACTGGCTCTGTCTGTAAAGAACTTTAAAAAGTGTTTAGAATTATACCACTTTGGACCCATATATTCCCATCCACCTATATTGGATAAGATATTTTCTGGTAAGCCAAATTTACAGGTACCTATTTTATCTATGGAAGGTACTCAGCTCAACTATCTACATCATCTGAATCTAACTATGGATATGGACTCTGGGAGTATAGTTGTTTTACCGGAACTGAAGTTAAATACTACTGAGATAAAACTATTCGATATTTTAGATATAGAAAATAAGTCACTGTTGACTATATCACATAATCCGAGTACAACTAATATGGTTATATTCGGTATTAGAGACCATGAGGATAATTGGATATCGAAAGAAATAGTTTTAAACGATAGTAAAAAAATAGTCATTAACTTCAACCGATATGATGTTAATATATTCTACTACTATCATGAGGAATTAATCAATGTAAGATTAGATAGAACTGAGGGGAGTTATGATGAGATAGAAAATCCCATCAAAATGGAACCATATAAGATATGGACAGAAAATATAAAGTCACTATGTTACTATGGTAGAGAGCTTACCCCTATGCAAATACAATACGAATTAACATAAGGAGAAACATATATTGGAACCTATAAAAAAATTAGGTATATCCGGTAGTATGTCGGGTTGGGACGAGTTCAGTACAGACACTACTGATACTGCATTAGGAGCTGTCCCCAAGAAATATACGATGCCAGAAATACTAAAAGAAATAAAAGAAATAAAAGCTCAATTAAGTAAGGATAAGATAGAGCAGATATTCTCTTATGTAGAAAAACATATACATGATCATAATAATCCACATGACCTAACATTAGAGGCATTGGGAACTTCTGTAGTATATGAGCTATATCAGGCTTGGTTAGAGAGAGGATACATAGGCGGTATAGAGGACTTCTTGAAAGTATTGTTTCAATATGTTGAAGTAGCAGATGTTAACGATACACTATATACTGAAAGCCACTCTAAGCTTGTATCGGTCCGTGGTGCACAGGCTTATTATGATGACCACATCAACGATATAGATGCTCATAGGGAAATGTTTAGAAAAATGTTTCCCGGAAAAGCAGTTACTACAAAACCTATCTTTAGTACACATGCTTTTTTAGGAACAGATCCGGATATAGTAACAGAAAGACCAAGTACCTGTCATTACCACGATACGACTGGATACCTTAAATATGTGCCTGAAAATACTTTAGCTATAGACTATATATATGGAGACCCTATGTATTCTATCTGGGGCGAAAGAACTAATTTAGCTAAATATAGTTTGAATTTAGAAGATGGTTCCACTATCAATTCCGACATAGAACTCGATGAGAATCTACTTCGTAATATATTAGGTAATTATGGAGTTAGTGTTATTAGAGAACATAAAACTTTTTTAACTAATGAACATGGTTGGGTAAGTAATCAGAATTTTGATTTCATAGAAGGTAAGTCATATACGATTTCTGTATATGCTTTTCCTATCGATAAGAATTACTTAGCTATAAAACTACCTGCCGAACTAAACAATGGTTCTACTATAACACATAGTTTGGTTAAAGAAGGTGAGCACTACAAATGGTTAAATTATGATGATGAAATAAATTACGGTGAGGCTATAATTCTACCTAATGGTTGGGTAAGAGTTATACATACTTTTAGAGCTATGCAGACTATGTCTTGTCCAGTAAAATGTATTTTTACTGAAATACTCGATGGTGATCTGTCATATATTAGTTCAGGTAAGGTAATGGGAGCACTTAACCAGATACAGGTAGAAGAAGGGGTCGGAGCTTCTCCAGCTATTATAACTAATGAGTTTACCGTTACTAGACCAGCTACTAAAGTCAAAATACCATTCAATAATTTATTTAATGTCGATGGTGGAACTTTAAGTATCTGTACTAAGCAACCGTATCCCATATATAGAAATCACAATGCTTGTCTATATGAATTTGGCGATGAGAGCCATAAATCTATGAACGGTATGTTCCTGTACAATAGTCCTGATATTTTATCTATGGCCACTTATAATCGATTTCAAACTACTATAGATCAATATACTTCTGGTGATGCAAAACGAAATAATATGATCTATGTTCATAGCTATGGTAGTATGTATCATACTTATGGTAATACAGGAAATATACCACATTCTAAGTTAGTAGCAGATTCCTCTGTTAGTTATAGCGAGGTATTGGACCATACCTTATCGGATATATGGAATAATGAAATAACTAGAGGAACTACTTATCTTATCGATATAACAAATAACATGATAAGTACAACTACTTCTACTTCTATAGATGAATTAACTGTTGATCAGATATTGGATAAGATAGTTACTCAGGTATATGCTGAAGTTAGTGAAAATAGAGGAGATAGAGAAATAGCTCTAATAGATCTATTAGAAAGAGGCGATTATGAATTGGGCATAACTCTTGATGAAAATGTTGCTTATTTATATATCGGTTCAGATAGGCTAAGTAACAATCCTTATAATGGCTATGTATCTGATATAACCTATTATGATAGATATTGCGATCCCATGGAAGTAGAATATTTAATAGGAGAATATACAAATGGAAGCTAGAGTAGACGTAGCAATAACCTCCAATTGGGAAAAACTCGATATAGATGGTCAACCTAGATACTTGACTTTCTATTCTAAAAGTAAAACCCTAATAGATATATTCGTGACAAATTCCCTTGAACCTGATTTAGATAACTTAGATAAAGAGGACTATATTACTATTGGGGGAGTTAATGCGACTTGCGATGTATATACTGGATTAAATATATATGTAAGGTCTAAAGATGCTCAGGGATCTTTTTTCTACTTACCTAAAGGGCAACAAGATCCTGAAAAAGATATAGAGACTATTTATGAATCTATATTAGATATATATGAAAGGATGAACCATCATTTTAACTCAGTTAATCCACATGGTATTAATAAAAATCATGTTAAGCTAAGCAACATTCCTAATAAAACATCTGACTTTATCCCTTTAGAAGCCCCTACTGAGATAACGTTGGCAACTACATTGGCTATCCATAATCTAAACCAAGCACTTAATAATAAGATCAATAGTATTACTAGGGAATCTTTAGACATCGATAAGGTTAGGAATTATTCGATGGCTACTTTAGATGACATCGATAACCAAGACATAATGGATAAGTATATTAGTATAAAACATGTTTACGATATAGTACATAAACAACAGCAGACTATTAATGAAATAGAACCCAATCTAATATATGAGAGTCAGTTAAGTGATCTTCTTCCTGAACATTATAACGTATACGATCCCATGACTATGACTATAGTTTTAAGTACCGCTAATGTAACTATACGTAAAGGACTTAGAGTTACATATAAAGATGAAAATAGGACCTATATATCGAGTCCATTATCGGGAGATATAACTATTCCAAAATCAGAAATATCTTCTACTCTAAATCCTATTCCCGGATACCATTATGTATATGTTAATATAGATGGACATAACGAAATCGATTCTATAGGAACAACTACTACAAGACCTGTATTCGGAATTTATCCGACTGGTAATAAAGACTTTTATAACCTTAGTACTAAAACCATGTATAATGAAAATGGTGAAATTATAAAAAGAGTATATATAGGAAAACTATATGCCGATACAAACGGCGAAATTATATATGCTGTAAATGTCCCTATCGGTAAACAATATATATACCGATGCCCATCTATAATAATGCCTGCTAAAACCTATTTCTATGAAAATCCTTATATGGGAAACATAGAAGTTAAACCAGAAATATTAGTAAATGGAGAATGGAGAGATCCGAGATGGAATGACCAAATAGGTGTTATTAGTAATTATAGCTTAGATATACCTAATAAGATAGTTGTTCAAACAGGAAAATATGGATTAGTAACTACTGCACTCAATGCTGGTAATGCTTTTTCTACAGACGCTGTAAATATAAGTTACCCGAATTCTGCCAATTTAAGATTAATTATAAGGAGTTTGTCATGATCAATTCGAATATCGATATGTTATTAACAGATACAGATTTTCCAGAAGATGTTGTCAGTATCTATACAGTAAAAAGTGATTTAACCAGATATAATACTTATTTAGACGATGAACAATATTCTATGGGTGCAGAAGGTATACTTACTATATTCGCTAGAATAATCGATAGTTTTATATCAGTATTCAATAACGTCAAGGCTAGTTTATTAAAATTCAATAAGCTAGTCAAAAGAAGTGAGTTAAAATATTTCATAGAAAGCAACTATACGAATGTTAAGTTAATCAATAGAGTCGATTATACTAAAATAGCTGACTTAGAAATACCTATACCAGTTGGGATGAAAGTTAATTATATCGAATTTACAAAAACTATAACCTCCCTTATTAGTTCTATGGATATGGTAAGTAAAACACAACAAGCACTTAAGTTAATAAAAGACATAACACTAGGACTTCAAGCGACAGAGAAAGTAAATATAAAAGGCCCTATCTCTGGTCTATATTCTGTATTTGACAAAGAATATTCTAATCGTATTTTTAAAGAGCTAAAGAAAATAATAGACCTAAATGAGAAAAAAGTTAAAGAAGTTAAGTTCAGTGAAATGTTCAAATCTGTAAAAGAATTTGTACAATGTGTGGATGATGTACTTGTACTAACTCCTCTATATGACAATATGCATAAGACTAGTAAAATAGTCGATGATATCATAAAAGAGTTTGATAAAATTATAGATATATTAGAACACAATAGTTTGGATATTGATAAGAAAGATATAAGAGACCTGAGTGATGTAACTTATTTATGTGCTCAGATGTTTGAACAATATGGTACCTTAGCTATAGTTTATAATAGACTTGAACATAACTTAGTCGAAGTATATAAGACACTTAAGAGTAATGTATAATACTATAAAGATAAACTCATTTTATCTCTCCAAAAAGTTAAGTAGGGGCTTCGGCCCCTCGACTTTATTTTCGTGACAAAAAAAAATAATAGTGTATGGATAGAGTGGAGGAAGTCCTCCACTCTATCCATTAGGCGATGGGTATATGTATAAATCCTTGGGCTAGGACTTATAACCTTTGTGTATTAGACCGAATATACTCGGTCTTGAGTATTGGTTTGTGTTTTTCTCAATAGTCTTTATTAATGAACCGAGATTACGATGATATGCGAGAAAATCCGAATCGACTTCACCATAATTGTCTTTATTGAGATCTATACCAAAATAATCCTCTACAACCAACGGTGATATCTCTGTAGATTTTAGTTCATCTTTATTTGGGCAAGACATGACTTTATATGTTGCTCTAACCACATCTTTGTCCTGCAACATGAACTCTACGGCGATTGGACGGAATGGGTCATTGTCTCCCTTACATGCTGACATAAGCCTTTCTTCCAACTTATCGGAAGAGATCATGTTGAGAGTAAGATTAAAGTCTTCTGGATTTGGATTAATATAGATTTCTTTAAAGAACTTAAAATGCCGATGAGAGTAATCCCACTTTTTAGCATAAATTACTTCTTTACAATTTAGTATATTGATTTTCTTTTTCGCAGCTTCGATTATATCGCTATATTCTGCTGGATAGTCTTCGATCCTGCTATCGTGGAAAAGGCTCCCCGAAGAAAACCCTATTTTCTTCAATACCGCAAGAGCATTATTCTTACGAAGTTCCGGCTGTGGATGCATTCGTATATCGGCTACTTCAAATAGCAATAGATGTTCAACGTTATTTGTTTTCTTGCCAATAACAACTTTTGATCCTACTTTTATAGGACACAGAGCATGAGTACCGTTTGCTTTCGGATTACTGACAATTACCGAGGGCTTGTTTATTTTCTTTCCTTTGACGTCACCAACGATGATACATTTACCTACTGTGCCTTCTTTAGAAAGTAGCGATTCTCCACCTGTTTCCCATAGAGATGGTTCGTCCATGATGGGCATCTTATTTTTGTTTATAACTTTGTATAGATGTACAGGAACATTTATTGTCTCTGCATTTCTTCCAACTGCACGCCATACTACATTATCGATATCGATAATAGAATAGTTCTTACCTTTTTCAATTGCCGGAATTCTCATAATAATTCTCCTATTTAGTTTGATGCTAAGTAAATAAAATTAAATAATGCTACATACCTCTCTATTCAATAGAGTAATATATATTTAAAATAACTACCAATTTCTTGAAACATGTACTGCATATCTCCCACTTGTTATGGAATTTATTACTATCTTATCTTCTGTTATCTTTTCTATATAAGCACTTGAATCCAATATACCTCCGCCACCGATAGGTGTGAGGTCTACTATTTCTGTATCTAATACAGGTACACCAAATGGATTAACGATTTCATATCTAGTATTATTTTTAGTTAGGTTCATTCCGTTTACCGGTAGACAAGCTACATTACCTAAAGTATATGGTCTAATATCATAACTTCCATTACTTCTTTTATATATGACTCCTATATATTTTTTATTAGAACTATCTTCCCAACGATATCTATTGATGTTGTAATATGGTGCATCTAATATGATGCGAATTTGGTTGATTGCTATATTTGTAGTATGATTAAGTTCTAGTCTATATCCAGTAGTATTGATATCAGATATAATTAGATCTAACTCAATATACGTATTATCACTATTTATATCTGGTAGGTAATTTGCTAAATTAAATACATTGACTATATTTCCATTTATATCTGTCAATTTTAAATCTATATTACTGGGTACTTTATCTATCTCATTCTTTTTAAATACCATAGTCATTCTTTTTATGACCAGTTCTCTCATAAAATCATGGGACACGATTACTTTGTTTATGTCTTGTTTGGTAACGAAACTCTTTAAGCTATCTTTATAGATATCGTGAATATTAATATCGTTGTCTATTATGTCTGATATACTCAGTTCATCTGAATTAATATTCAAAGTACCGAAATAATTATCTGAGTTACTATTTTCATAACGATTTACGAAAGGTTGTATGCCTTCTTCTGATGGTCCATAATAAGGTGGCAAGGCATCTATACACGTAGTGTGTTTTTCTTCTTCTTGATCATAAATAAGTCCGATAAAATAAGGGTGATTTATGACCATATCGTTTAAGTCAAAAGTTATATTTTCATTAACTTCTGCCATTCTAATAGCATTGTCATTTTCATATGTATAAACTAATCCCGGAACTATTTTAAACATACGATTATTTACATCATTGAATACCATTTGTATATTCAATTTCCAAGTGTTGTTAATTACAACTGCTGTTGGGAATTCGATAGTTATCGTTTTAAAACTCTCTGTAGTTAAAGTATTCATATCTACTGTAGTTTTATTATTGGTCCAGACTAAGTCTACGTTATCTAAAAAGAGATTGTCTTTATAGATATTGACTGAATGGGGATAATCGATACCCTCTGGTAATATGATAGACAACGCTAATGTACCTATAGTACGCCTGTGGTGAAATTTGTATGTTATTTTAGTTCTGGTATATACCGACCCTTCCTCAAATTCCATGTAGCCGTTGTTACCTAAACCATCCCATAGGTTAGTATTGTTTATGGTATTTTTATTAGAACTAACTACACCATCTACTATATCCAAATATCCTTCCGTAAGATGGTTTAGTTGTCTGGATAATATTATTATTGGAATATTATCTACTTTACTATATCCGCCACTTAGATCTATAAGAGGAGCATCTACTATTATACATGGTTTAATATGTTTAGTTTCTACTATATCTGTTTTAAGAGCGTATTGTGGATGATAATGTACTGCGCCAGCTGCTCCTATTTCTTCAGGAGAATGTGTATGTGCTATAGGAGATGCTCCTATTGATTCTGGTGTATGAGTATGCGATATAGGAGCGGCTCCTATTGATTCTGGTATATGAGTATGGTTTTTCTTAGCGGCTCCTATTAGATCTGGATTTATGTTATGAGGATTTTCTTCTAATATATGTGCTGTCAGAATATCATCTAGAGTATCTATATCGTAATAAATACTATTTCGAATGTTATTCATAGCTTCTGATATAGCTATTTGCATTTCTTCTAGCTTAACATAATTGCCTATTACATCGCTTTGTAATATGGTGCTGATTTTGTGGTTCATATAGTTTATAAATCTATCGGTTAGATGAAATAATTTAATATCACTCACTACTACAAATTTCTGTTCACTAATATTTTCATCTTCTGGGTCGTCTATAGGCCTTAATATAAATTCACATACATCACAATTATGGCATTCGACTTCAATTATATTTTTTCCGCCTTTAGCTGTACCAAAATACCTACCTTCATTATCTTCTACTAAGATTATCTGTCCAGCAGGTAATATGTCTATATAAAGATAATAACTACCTCTATAGGGTATATGTTGATTAGGTATAGTTATTCGATGTACTTCCTGATCAGACAAAGATATTAGGCCAATATTTATTAATTCAAATCCTTCTATGACGAGGCCGTCTTCAGGACTTTCTTCTAAAGTTTTAAGTTCTTCAGATATAAGGTTCTTAGAGATAGTACTATTACCTAAAGTTATTCGAACTAATTGATCTAACTTATCGTATTTGGAAAATAGATTTCTATATGCTTTATATAGAGCTGTAGACGATGCTAAAGATCTTGTATCATTATGATTATAATCATGAGATATCTTATCGGCTACTTTGTCTAATAGTTGGATATGGCCAGCTATTAATTTTTCAGTAGTTATGATTTTCTTATTCATATTTGATGCTGTCATATATTCATATCCTTTGTATTTAAATTAGTTCTTATATGTATGTCTCTTTATAAAATAAGAAATATACGTTAAGTTAATAAAGCTACTCGGTGGTATACCACCGAGTAGCTATTATAAGATTTCGCTATTTTATTTATTGATCTTCTAGAATCGCTCCTAGTCCAGTAACAGTAATAAAAGCTCCTACTGGGTTAGTAACAATTGGAATCTCTTTGGAGTTAGTAACGATCCTTCTATAATTAGCACCAGCAGAAGTAACGTTGATGTTAGCTGTGAAGCTACCCATGTCTGCGTTAAATGCGAAGTTATTGACTTCGTCTGGCATACCTTTTCTATATGGTAGTATTAGAATCTTGTCATTGAACATGTCCCAAGAAGTTGTAAAGATTTCAAGAACGACTCCAGATGGAAGAACTCGGATATACTCTACATCACTATTATCCTGTGTACCATTATTATCAAGGTGATTGTGATAATGTGGAATCTGGAATAGGTTTTCTTTAATTGGTCCTGATGTAAGTACACGATAAACTGGTTTTTCACCTTTAGCAAGTGAATTTACATATAGTGACTTACTGTGAATAGAAGAAAATACCTGTAGGAAATAGTTATCTACGGCTGTTCTAATGTCACCGAAAATTTTCCCTGTTTCTTCATTGATCACACGATCAGTAAGTTTAAATGTATCTCTGAAAATACATGGATTAACTCTAAGGCCAGCGGCGTAGTCGAATTTGATAGAACTTCTGTTAGCGATGTCGATAACTCCAGATTTCTCATTTTGAATTCTGTCATATGCAAGATCCATTTGGTCGATAATGACATCGATACCTCTTTTATCATTACCAAGCATAAGGGCTTCACCTACGAGCCCAAGGGCTTCTTCTGGTCTTGTTTCACTTAGAGAGAAATCTACCATAATATTTTTGCCTAGAGGAATTTCATAAGCAAGTGACTTAGTAATAGTTCTGATTACAGTCGAAGACTTTCTGATGTTTTCTTCAGAGAAGTATTCGTCAAGATAATAACCACATGCTTCAAGATCAATTGAAATTTCTCCAAAAGCACTTACTACTTCTGGTAGAGGAGTTGTTCCATCTACTGTCTTAAGTCTAATTACAGGCGACTGTCTACAGTTAGCTATACCTGAGTTAAGGTTAATCTCACCATCGATTTTAAGATCTAGTTCAATTATATGATCGCCAGTAAATTCAGACAATATCTGAGAAGCTGTATTGTCTGCTTTGGGTGTAGTTGACTTTAGCACTACTGTTTCGGCTAAATGACAAACTCTGTTACCAGCATGTCTACTATTCATCTGAGGAAGGAATCTTCCAGATGGTCTACCCATAAGATTGATTTTAAACTCTTCAGTTACTGCTGGATCTGAGTTTCTCTTAAGAACGAAGTGATATGTCTTAAAACATACACCATCTGCAACTAGGTCTGAATAATCGATTCTATCATAACCTATTTCGTTTTTTAGAGACAGTTTAAGTGTTGGTACATCGACTCCAAACTTCATTAGTCCGTCTGCATGGAGAACGGTTTCGGTACCATTGTCATTTGATTTAAGAGGTATAACTGGTTTTGGAGTTGTGCTAACTGGATCTGGGTTATGATAAAGCTGAATAAATGGAATACCAGTGGTATAAGATTTATTGGGATTATCTTTAGTTACTGTAGCATCGCCAAGATCCAGAACTTCGCCACCTACAAGTTTAAATCTAACTACACTTTCTGTAGTTGGTTTTCTGTGAATAAGTCTATCCATAAGACCCTGATGGTACTTAAGGATAGTTACTGCTACAGACAGTCTTAGGTCAGCAACAATCATGTCACTGTTCTTACCGAAATCTTCAATGGCTGTTGAATAATCGACAAATCTTCTATTAAGTATACTTGGCGATAGATACTGATTTGCGGCAAAATAACCATCATTATTCGATTCTAGTTTTCCAGACTCTAGAAAACTATGTGGCGAAGTGTTCTGAAGATTCGGGTTACTCATTATAAATGAAATTGATTCTGTACAAGAACGAACTAATTCATTTGGTATTTTGCAGGATTCAACAAAATCCCTGATACCGTGTTTACCAATACTAGTAAGTACAACATCAGTTACTGACTCCACTGCTGGTTTTACATGTTCAGCGAGGTCAGTCCTAGTATTGCCTAGGATAAGGTTATTTTCGATTAGAAAATTGTTAGTCTTTGTCCAAACGTCACCTACTGTGCAGATATCTTCATTAGTCAGTTTGCTGATATCGATATCGGCTGCTAGTGCTGTCTGGAACTCTTCAAATGCGGCACTGAAATCCTTCTTCATATTTTGTTTTCTCCTATTATTGTTGATAATAGTTGTTTAGTATTTGATGCACTGACTTGTCCAATCCAAAACTTGCACCAATACTCCAAAAGGAGCAACTCTTCAGAAGTAAGGTAATCGGGTGGATTGGTTTTAAACTCATTGACTAAACGACATACTGATAATTTATATAATAAATCTTCTAGTGTCTCTTTTTCTGGTATTTCTAAATCTATAGTAGATATTAGTAATTGTTCCAGTTTTTCTTCTGGAGACACGACTTCCTCATCTATAGTATTGTCATCTTCTGTATTTTCTTCTTCCTCCGTTTCCTCATCTGTTTCAGTATCTTCACCTAAATCATCTTCTGTATCGCCTTCATCCAAATCGTCTTCTATGGGTTCTTCTTCTGGCTCCTCTTCTATTTCGTCGTCTTCGGTGGCCTCTAAAGCTTTTTGCCAGCTTTCTAATACACTACGTATAGAATTGTCTTCATATAAGATATTAAAGACAGGATGTTCTTTAATAGCTGTCTTTGACGCTTCGTTTCTTGCACCATCTAGATAATCTACTACATTTCTATCTACCTTATATATATGCAATAGAGTCCACATCAAATGTCCCTTGATATTCTTTATTTTATTTTTAAATATAAATAAAGCTAACATATTTTCAAAATAACGGGAATCGGTAGTTTTAAAATTATACCCAATAAGTCTGGAATCTATCGACGGTTTCGTAGAATCGTGAAAGTTCTTTAATAAATGCCCTGCTGAAAATACCGAAATATCTTGTTTGGGTACAGTTAAATTTGTCCAGATAGAACATAATTCTTCCCACGTATTGACTTCACAAGACAATAGGAACATATATATAGTTGGCAAATGTTTTTTCTGTTCATATACAAATGTCGTATCTACCTTTATTATTTTGTCTATATTTAAATCTATATTTACATATAGGCCCTTTCTAATGTCCCATTTATAAGTAGGTAGTCTTACTTGACCTATGTAGGGTTTATTATAATAAATGGATACAATAGCTTCTATTAAATTTGGGTCAATTGTAAGTACGTGTATTGGTTTTTCTTCAAATACTTTACTATATTTAATGAACTCCATGTAATCGTTGTAATTCTTTATTTTTTCCGACATAATATTTTGCAATACTAAAATAGCTTCTTTTTCAAATGTAGTTTTCTGCATACCCATAAGTTTTTCTAATTGAGTATATATGTATATTTTATCCGATATGATAGCTTCTTTTATATTTATATCTATATCTATTTTTTCTGTCGTTATAAATTTTACAAATAAGATAGCAGACATTTTCTGATATAGGTTCTTTAGATTACTTCTCATATCATCAATATTGTACGGATTATCGATAATTGTTTCCAACCTTATCTCCTTTATTTATTAATTTACCCGTTGAAATTATAGTATGTTAAGAAGCTAATTCATTAAAATCAGGAGAAATAAATGCTTTACTCAGAAACATCTACATACCTAGATTGTATTTCTTTATTGCTACATATTAATGATGAAAAAACAAAATCTCTTATAACTAAAGTTTTAGATAATTTAGATAATAGCAATACTAATTTGGTTTCTAATAGAGACCCTATTGGATTATTTTACAAGACTATAGTTAAAGAATTATTAAACAATGACTACACTATTGAAAATAAGGATGAGTTAAATGTCCTTTTATTAAAATATAAAGACAGCCCTATATTTGCAAAAGACCCGGATATATATAAACAACTAGAAAAATTATTCAATAGGGAACAAAGATTTAGTGAAACCAGCCTTAAGAATACTTCTAAAAGATTACAAAATATATTGATATGGGATATCTGTAATCAGCAAGTAAGAAAAATGTTTGGACATTTAAGTCAAGCCGCCGAATCCAAATCACCATTAAAACAAAGCGATGCTTTAAGTTCTATATTAGAAGCGGCGTCTAACATAGAAGCTACTTTTAAAGAGGATACTTTTGCACAAGGCGATGCTATTATAGAAAAAACGGTGGAGCATATAGATTTCACAAATAAAGACCATATACTTACAGCACTCAGTACTTTTAAAGACCGCAAAAGAAAAGGTGCCATGAAATTAGGATTACAAGGAGTAAACAGGTTATTTGGTGAAGATGGTGGTCCTACTTTAGGTGAAACTATTGTATTTGCCGCACTACCATATAATTACAAATCGGGTATACTCAAATCCATCGCTAAATGGATAGTAAAATATAATATACCACCAGTTCATCCTGAAGGTAAACCACCCCTTATCATATTCTTTTCTTTGGAGAATGAAGGTTTCCAAAATCTTGTATGGTGGTTTAAGAGCGTTTATGAAACAACAACAAATACATCGTCAGTAGGTCTGGATACCGAATATATAGTAGAGTATGTATATAACTATTTTAACCAGAATGGCTATCATTTCATAGTACAGAGATATCATCCAAGCGATTTTGGTTATCAAGAATATAAGTCTGTATGTGAGTATTATAGTCAGTCTTACAATATCGTCTCTACTATAATTGACTATATGGGTAAAATGTCTAAAGGAAAAGGTAAGGCATCTAGTGAAGGCAACCATCTCTTATATGGAGAACTATATAGTAATATTTGTAACTTCGCTAAACAATATGGTTTTCTATTAGCTACAGCACATCAGTTAAATAGAGATGCCAAAAGATTAGCCGCCAATGCCTCTAATGCTGTTAAAAAATTTAATGGTACACATATGGCAGATTCTATGGACGTTGAAAGAGAAGTAGATACTCTGATCTTCTTACATATAGAAGAGAATAGTGTTGGCGATAGTTATCTGACAGGATATAGATATAAACGAAGGCACGATGAAGCTTTACCAAAAAAGAATAAATACTTCGCTTATAGATTTACACCATATGGTATTCCAGATGACGTAGAAGGAGAGGATATGTCTATTACCGATATATATAGCGATGCTAAGAATAATGGAAATAAGTCACATATAACTACAGTAGATGAGGCTTTTTAATTATGTTTATTAGTATAGAAGGAACTAGTGAAGGTTGTGGGAAATCTACTCAAGCTAAACTATTATACGAATATTTATTATCTAAAGGACACAAAACATTACTTACTAAAGAGCCAGGTTCTCCACACTTAGATATTTGTACCGATATTAGAAAAATATTACTTGATCCTAAGAACAATTTGTGTGGTAATACAGAACTGTTTTTATATGCGGCAGATAGATCAGAACATATAGATAAAATCCTAAGGCCTCACCTATCTAAAGGTTATATAGTCATAACAGATAGATATATCGATAGTACAATAGCTATACAAGGATATGGTAGAGAACTTCCTAAAGAAAAAATAAAACAGACAATACAATTAGCCACAGATGGGTTGAAACCAGATCTTACTGTACTTATAGATTTACAACCAGAAGAAGGTCTGCGTAGAGCCTTTAAAGATCTCGATGAAGGTATAAGAGAACATAATGAATCGAGATTTGAATTAGAAGAATTAGCTTTTCATAAACGAGTATATAGAGGATTTATGGAAGCACATTGGGAAGATAAAGATCGTTTCTTTGTAGTAGATGGGAGACTATCTATAGAAGAGATACATAAAAAAATTAAAAATAAACTCAGTGAATATCTATAGGTAAAGAGGGCACAGCCCTCTTTACCTTATTACCAATATTCGCTTATATTGATCTTCTTTATTTTATTACATAAATAGATCTGAGTCTCATTACTTGTGAAAATAAGAGACCACGACATTTAATAATTAATAACTCATTGTACTTTAACTCCTCATTATGTTATCATTAAATGGCAAGAGCTGGAAATGATCTTTGCCACAATAAATTTGACGACTATATTCTTTAATGAACGTATAATAACCATCGACCTTCGTATGTTTCAAATATGGTACTACATCGTCTACTACTATGAGTATACCAGTTTCTTTAAAGAAATCCATAGATGCGATGTTGGTAGTACTTTTTAAGTCTGTCATGAGTATCGTTGGTTTACCGTTGTTGTTAAAATCGAAAATTAATCTCCGATAAATATATTCTGGTGTAAAGATATTAAAACACGAATTCTCTTTCCGTTCAACTCCTACTATAACTGGTTCGATTCCATGTTCTGTATATTCTATACCTAATTTATATTCCATCACCATTTCCTTTCTTTAGGCAATATTATTCAAAAGGCCAGGTTTCGGCATAATGGCCTTTTTCATTTATCAACGTATTCCATGAATCCATTGCTAATTTATATAGATCAGTCCGCAATGGTTCGATTTTCTTTGTACCGACTTCCCTGAAGTTTAAATAAATATAGTTTTGATTTATTATCTTATTTAACCAATCGAACTCTTTGTTATTGAGCATTTTAGTCATATCTCCTCTAGAATTCAGGGACCACCTTATTTTATACGTATCAATTTTCTTTGTTTTTCTGGAAAATTTGTCGAGGAGCCATAATTCAAATACATCATCATAATTCATAATAACTAGATCATCCATATATTTTACATGTGCTTGTGTATATATCATTAGATCTAAGGATTGGTGATTTGGAATAATGTACTGATCTTTGTATGGTCTGTCTTTCGTTATAGTCGATATATATGTTTCTGAGAAGAAAGTGGCTTTGAATAATTTTTCCCAATCTTTCTCCATGCCCATATTAATTACTGCATCCATTAGTACTAGTGGTTTTTGAGTTTTAGCATCTAGAAGGATACTTTCGTGAGCATGAGTATCTGTAAATACTCTCAAAACATAATCGCCTAATTTAAAGTTATTAGTATGTATATTTGCCAAATGTTGGATTCTTTCTTTTTCTAACTTAGGTAATCTAATCATATTTCAGTTCCTTTCGAATTAAAAAGTTACAGTCTTTACTAGACGTCTATATCTTGGCAACATTTCCGTATAATTTACATACATCTCCATTATTTTATCATATGGAACATTATGAGAATTTCTGTTACTCGCGACATTTGGATCGCCTCTAAATTCTATGATTTCAATATCATCAATTCCCATAGCCAACGCTACTTGTATATATGGAGTATATTCTTCTGGCCTTATATTAGTATTATCAACTATAATCAAATCTGTAGTCGGGAACATGATTTTGATCAAATAATTTCGCATACAACTTACATGTGCTTCGTTTAATTTAGTTACGTCAAACTTATATTCTCCTCTATCGTTTATGAAATAATTATCTGCTGAACAAATAGCAGTATATGTTTCATTATAATTTTCTTTGATATAAGTACTTTTACCTGATCCCGGAAGTCCTCTCATTATCTTAACTTTCATGATTATCTCCTTAATTGACATGTAGATATATTTGGATCATATGGTATTAAAACTTCTTTACAATCAACTGTATAGAGTTTGACTACATCGTGTTTATTTGGTATCATTCTTTTTTGTCCTTTTTAAATAAAATGGTCTTTCTTTAACTCTTATTGCTTTCTTAAATTCCACTGAATGTCTAAGTATAGTAAACTCAACCATATCTCCTGTTTCTAAATTAAGTTTTTCTCTGACATCTTTAGGAATAGTGATTTGTCCTTTTTTAGATACAGGCATCATATACCTGTTTTTAAAAGTTAGCATTTGCATTTTCCAATTCCAATGGTTACTGTAAAGCACATAAACGATATGGATAAATGTAAATCATACATATCTGTGTTCCATCTAATACCTAAGCCTATGTGCTTTTCCATAAATAAATCAAATCTTCTAACTCCCATAATAACTCCTTTTATATTTATTGGTTTTAATATTCTTTTTCTATTTAGTAATATATAGTTAAAATTATAAAGAAAGACAAAAAAATATATAAGGAGGAGCTACTAGCTCCTCCTTATTGTACTTATTTGTATGTACCATTTGTATAAAAATCAGTACTGTAAAAATCTACAGACTTAGCTATAGGTTTCATATTACTACAGCTACAGCCAATGGCCGCAAAACAACATCTTAAACCAGAAGACCATAAAGATATAAGTCCTTGGTTAGTCTTTTCTAATATATGCTTTTGACTATTAGCCATAGATGACATATATCTTTTCCAATTCTCTACCGTACTATTCATATAACTGTTCCTCCTTATCTGGGTTAACTGTTATATGATATACCAACCTTCTCAAATTTAATTATTATATCTTTGTTCTTATTCAAGTATTTTTTAAGAGAATCAGTAACTACTTCACCGATACCATTTACTTGAAAAGTGCCATTATTTAAATCGTCGATTAATTTATATATATTTCTATAGTTGTCTGCCAACAATTGTGCTGTGCGTACAGATACCTTGGGTATACATAAAATTGTAATAAATTCTGAAAAAGATACCGGTAAAGCGTCTTCAATGTTAGCGATTATGTTACTTGCCAATTTATCACCTACTCTATCTAAAGATATCAGATCTTCTTTAGTCAATGTAAATATATCTGGTAGATCATTTATGATATTCTTATCTATTAACTGATCTATTATCTTACTACCAAGACCATCGATATCCAACACCTCTCTACTTACCATGAATTCTATTCTTTTCTTTAATTGTCCCTTACACAAGACATTAGGACAATGTAATGTAGAATCTATATAAATTAACTCCGTATCGCATATAGGACAGTTAGTCGGAGGAACATATGGCTCATATTTGGTTATAGTAGCTACCTTAGTTATCTTAGGTATAACTCCACCAGATCGTTTGATAAATACTTTGGCTTTCTCATATATACCTAATCTTTTTATTTCATCGAAATTATGTAATGTACATCTACTTATAGTAGCCCCATCTAACTCCACTGGATCTATTATAGCTACAGGAGTTATAGCTCCTGATCTACCTATACTTAATTCTATTTCTTGGATAGTAGTTATTTTAGTGGCTACTTCAAATTTATACGCTATGCTATGTTTGGGATACTTATTATTATTGCCTAGTATATCTTGATCTTTAAAACTGTCTAGTTTTATAACTATTCCATCTGTTTCATAGAACGAGGTATTTCTAATCTGTCGATAATGGTTCTCGTATTTGTCTTTTACTTCATCTATAGTTAGATGATGTATATTAGTATTTATTGTAGGAAATCCTAATTTACATAAGAAAATATACATTTCTTCATATGTATTTATTTCTTTATCATTATGCATATAAGCTTGATAAGGTATAAAGATAAGACTACGTTGTGCAGTTACATTAGGATCCAATACTCTCAACGATCCAGCAGCAGCGTTTCTTGGACTAATAAAAGGTTTTAGACCAACTTTGGTTCTTTCATTATTTATATTTACAAAATCCATTTTAGAAATAATGACTTCTCCCCTAACTACAATATATGAATTATCAGGGATGATTTTAGGTATATTACTGATAGCATATGCGTTGGCTGTAACATCTTCTCCTTTTATTCCATCACCACGAGTAATGGCTTGTATTAACTTACCTTTGTCGTATATAAGAGACAATGAAACCCCATCGTATTTAAATTCTGTAGTATATTTAGGATTATCTATTATCTTACTTATTCGTTTATGAAACTTATCTATATCCTTATCAGTAAATGCGTTTTGTAAAGATAACATAGGAATGAGATGTTTTATAGTTTTAAAATCTTTCTTTACCTTGCCGCCTACTAATTGTGAGGGCGAATCCTTCTTTACTATAAAAGGATATTGTTTTTCTATCTCTATTAACCTGGTATACAACGCATCGTATTCCTGATCTGAGATAACGGGATTGTCTTCTGTATAATACAATCTATTGTGCTCTAATATAGAAGCTTTTAATTCTTTATATTCTTTCATGGTATCTATTGGTATGTTCATTATATTTTCCTTATGAAAAAATAAAATACTATTGGTTAGGTGGTCTATACAATAGAAATTATGCATTAATTTGTATAGACCACTTTTATTTATTTCGAGAATTCCTGTAGATATTGATCCATTACCTTACCAATAAAAGACTTCTCTTTTTCAGTTACAGCGATATCGTCATAAATACACCTCAGTGATGTAAACATAGGATAATCGTCGAAAAACTTTTCATCGAATATCTGTTTCCTTAAATCTTGTTCTCTCCCTGATATATCGTTGAGAGTATCTAATGGAGATACTACTGTATTAGTAGCGGATCTTTTATCTGCCTCGATCAAATACTTTTCAGTCCCAAACAAAAGAGCATAGGGATTTATTTTCATAGACAACAAGTCTGTCATGTTTCTTGCAATTTCTATTAAGTCATCTTCTTTCAATAAAGTGCTTTGGTTAGGTAGATTGAATATTACTTTTTCAGTGCCATTCTTTTTGAGGTTAGCATACGGTACTCCAAACAACGCCAACAAATACTTTATGTTAGATGTTATTTGTTCGTTTATCTTGTTTGTCTGACTTATCGATCTGTCATATTTATAATACTCCTCATATAGATTTGTCCTATATACGGATAATCCAAATGAAGCTAAAAGAAATTCGGTTTTCTCTTCTACTTTGGTCTGTGGTAACACGATATCCCTATATTTCTTATCTGCTGGATCGATGTTCCAATATCGATATACTTCCATAAGACTTAGTAGAGGTTTGATCGCATTCCTTATAAATGAAGGTATCTCATTCTCATGGCTTTTCTTTATGTCAGAGGATAGCATATGTACCATAAGGTCTTCAGAAGCCCTTACTACAAAGAACGTAGTCGCATATCTTCCTCGAGCATTTTTAATCGGTTCTCTCTCGTAAGGTGTTTCAGTAGCTTCATATATCGACAAAATAGTACGATTGAATTCTACTAGCTCTTTTCTATATGTACTAATATGTGGTTTAGATACCATTTTTGTATGTAGTTCTCTCTTAGCTACTAACTCTTTGATTGCTTCACTTATTTCTAGTTCTTTTGTACTTTCCATACTGACTCCTTTAATACTAATGTTTGGGTTAATATTTAAATTCAATATAGTAATATATATTTAGAAATATGATGAAATGCGAAATCTATATAAGAGAGCTCACAATGAGCTCTCTTATATTTTAGTATCGTATTCTTATTCCATGTAGATCAAAACTACTCTCATTCAATTGCCTATTTCTCCATACCATATTGGTATTGTCTATTACTGTACCAGTCTTACTAATTCCATCTATATCGAATTTAGTTATACCATTGGTAGCTGTAGGATTATTATCAGTTGGATTTTTCATAACTATAGCTAATTTAGTTAGTTGTTTATCGGATCTTATCATAGGGATAAGTCGTATATCTAATATGTCATTGTTATCCAATTGGTTTACTGCAAATGCTTTAGATATAACATTAGGGAGTATATCATTGTGGGCTACCCACATATTATTGGTAGTATCATAATAGTGCCACTGATTCTCTTGTTTCTTCACTATTTCTATATATTCTTGTATTTCTTGATTATAATAAGCATAGGTATCGTCACTATAACCAAATATAAGATTATAATGGATACCATTCAATTCGCCGGTAATGGATTTATCGAAAAAATATTTCCAAACATAAGAGGTCATATCTAATATAGCTGTAGCATATTCATTTACTAATGTGTATATTCCAGTACTCATATCTTTTATACCAGATAAAGTCAATCCTCCGTTTTCCTTATTTATCATAACTGGCGATATTCTTATGTTAGTATAAGTATCGACTGGGAGTATTCCTCTGAATTGAACACTATTAGGTAATGTACCATCTTCCATAATAGTAGTTATAACTACTCTTCCTTGGTTTTCTGTATATAGGGTTTGTCCCACTTTTATTCTATCATTTATAGGAGCATTGAAATGTCCAGCGTTATTAATGATATCTACTGTAAAAGAGGTTATTCCTCCCTTTACATCTTCTATAGTCATGTCTTTAAATTCGAGACTTTCCTGTCTTCTTATCTCTCCTAATTCAACTATGCCAGAATAACAATTTATATTACTAGTTATCATAGGGACTTGTTTAAGCACAACCTGTGACCAATTAGTATTGTCATTACTTATTTCAAATACAATATCTTTATTTAGAATACCTGAATTCAATTTACCTCTTACAAATACATATATTGGATTATTGCCATCTATATCTTCATACGCTATAGAAGTCAGATAGTAATTATATCCGTTTTTAAATATGGCTCCATTTTCATGCCTATATTCTCCTGAATTATAAACATCTATACCAGACAAATCATTGAACTCGTCGACTATGCCTTTAGGCATATCTATCTTCATTGGATTATTTTTATATAGTCTGGATAACATTAGGTAACTGATAATATCACTATCGTTGTCATTTAGACTAATATTAGGTGGTATAATTGATTTATCTAATTTTCCATTAGATGATAATACGGGTATTTCATTGTACCTTAATCCCACTGAATGTAGAGATGCAGTCCCTAATCCGTGTATATCGATACTTAAATGTTCGTGGACATTATTAGCATAAAACTCCAATGTAGCCAATAACTCGTCTTTGGTTATAATAGAAGTTCCTTCTGGATTACTATATATAGTAAATCCATTTATATCGTTAGTTAGTAAGAACCCAGAAGTCTCTTCACCTATTTGTGGAAATACCTCATTATAAAAAGTGGCTATATCTTCTACGTTATTTAAATCGAGATATATGGGAAGATCTTCTAAGAAATCGTTACCATTTCCTTTTTTAACGATCCTTGTTTCCGTATCGTAGATCATCTTATTTAAAGGGACTACCATATTCGAATCCCAGTATATACCCTTGGCTCTACCTACGGTCATTATCTGAGTTATTTTAGAGATATCATTCACTAGAAATCTCCTTATTTTTATTGTTAGTATACAACATCGTTTTGTCTAATGAAATAAATATGTCTTTAGCGAAAGTATAAGCTATAGCTATAGCATCGCATTCATGTTCTGACATATCATCCAATATGGAAGTTTTAGTAGTTCCAGTTATTATGTCTTCTTTATTTTTAAGCTCATCCTGAATTGTCATTATAGAAATATCTGCTGAATTCTTAATAGCTTCGGATATACCATCTTTAGTGGAGCTCCCTGATCCAGACAATACCCATTTTACTCTTCTGGCAGGGATCAGTATAACAGGAAGACTTAAAGAGGATTTTATTGCATCTTTAATCATATGGACACATAATGCCAAAGAGGCATATGCTGTATGTAAACCATGTTGATAAAAGAAATCTTCGCAAGTAACATAATCTGGTCTAAGATAAGCCATTTTAGATATTTCTTCTCTTATAGCTATCAGTCTTAAATATGCTTTATCATAAATGACCTCATATTCTTTATATTTGTTTAATAAAACATCTCCTATAATAGTTCCTGTTTTATGAACTATAAATTTTCCAGTTTTAACATTATAGGTACATAAGGACCAACCCATCTTAGTAGCCCCCGGATCAAACGATAATATTCTTATAACTTCTTTCATATACAAATCCTTTTAAAGGTCCGTCTTATCATTGTCAGTTTTTATATTATTAGCTCGTATACGCTCTACTATTTTATCTACTTGTTTAAAATTCGGAGCATTAAAATATTTTGTACAAATATGTACAGCATTTTCTTTTGTACTTATGAGCAAAGCGAATAGGTAGTTAACGGCCTTCTTAGCTCCATTAATAGCAACTATGGACATTCGTTTTGTTTCTTTTGCTATATTACTTCCTATCTGTGTTTTTGGATAAAATCCTTCAAAGTCTATATCATTCAATAATACCGATAATAAGGTTTCTCTATTAGGATCTTCTAAGATGGCATTCTCTCCGACTCCTTTAGTTTTTTCAGATCTAAGTACTGTACCGCCATTAGTAACAATAAGTTTACTAGCTTCTGTGATCATCTTATTTCCAGGTGATCCCATAACGGCATCTATGCTTTTGGCATATTCGTATAGTTCATTAGCACCCATAACTGTCTGATATGCAAATTGATTAAATATACTAGTACCAACTAAGACTGACATAGCATATATATCTTTATTCTGCTTTTCTAAGAAATATAGTCCTAAAGTATCGTATATGTTGTATGCGATATAATCTAAAAATCTATATTTCTGCATGACATAATGACTATCTTCTTCACCTAGCGACAGTTTCCTTAGACCCAATTCTCTTTCTAATGTGTCGTTCAGGGTATAGCTATCAAAGAATCCTCCAACTTTTCTGATCCTACTATATAGGCACATACTATCTATAAATTGCGTATGTCCTGAACTATAAAACCAGTGCCATTTTTCAATGAAAGGAGTTTTCTTTTTAGAGTTAGGATTTACGTACTGAGGAACATATTCTGCTTTTCGGAATTTTTTAGGCACATCAGGATGGGCCAATATATCCTTAGGATCTTTGCCGGATTTCTTAATAGCTTCTATTATTTTAGGTAAGTCGAAGTCTATATTCCAGATACCAATAAAATCCGTTTTGTTTTCATGGATTCTTTCGAATATCCATGTTACTAATTCTAGTTCATTTTTACCTAGATAATAGGTTATCTCTAACTTATGTTCTTCTATCTCTTTAGCCAAAGTATTATTTACGATCTCTTTAACGTCATCTAAATTGGCTTTAACTGGATTTTCATGTTTTTGTCTATTCTTATATAAATAATTATCATCTATTGCAGTAAATATTTTATTTTCATGGCTTACTGTAATAATGATAATGTTGCCCTCATCATTCAATACACAAGTTTCGATATCTAGAAAACCTTCTATATATTCGACAACTAAATCTTCTGGGGTCTTTTCCAAATATTTTAATTTACATAATACTTCTACTGGTATATCTGCCCCATATACATAAGGACTATTACATACTTGTTTTAGATTGACATAATCATTAAAAGGATAATATCCATTTAATTCTTTATAGATCTCTTTTGCGAGGTCTTTTTCATATACCAAATATTCGTCTAATTTATCTTTAGTTTCATATTCTTTTTTATCAGTATGATCTCTATATTTTGGCTTAGTTAACCAGAACCGTCTTTTTGGATTAGCATATATTTTTAATTTTGGTTCCGATGAACCATCTTGATTAATTACCTTTTCTTTTACCACTATAGCATCTTCAATACCATTATTAACATAACAACTGTGTACCCAAGTTACATATGGTGAATTATTCATTTTTGTCTCCTAAATCCCTAGTTAATATAGAATATGGTTTTATGATAAAAAATAAAGAACCTGAATTTACAGCAAAAAATAATGGTATCGGTATGGGGAATAACCCCATACCGACTGACATATTGCGTTACCTAGATGTCACTATGACATCTATATTTTGTCTACAATGCCTTTCATTGCTTCTTCAAGCTTGTTCTTAATAGTCTTGAAAGTATCGGCATCGTAAGATTTTGAAATTGTTACTTTAGTTGCTACAGGAGCGTAGTTTATAACTGGTTCTCCTGTCGATGGGTTGTTGCCAAAGTATACTGGATTGATGGTTTCTTTTACTTCGCCATCGTGTCTTTTGAGACGGAAAGAACTTTTCTTAGGCTTAAGAATCTTGATGATTTCTTCTTCTGACAAACCGTCTTTCTTGAGCTCCTTAATTGCATCTTTAGTCGAATCTGCAAGAAATTCGCCTGCAAGAAGAATACCTGCTGTTACGATTTCTTTATCGATATCAGCGGCCTTCTTAAGAATATCTACCGAAACTCCTTCTGATTCCAGAAGCTTTGCTCTATCGGAAGCTTTGATTGAAAAGTATGTTTCGTCTTTTCCCGCTGCTGCTGATTTACCTTCAATTACATGTTCTTTTACCCACGACATAATGTCTGTAGATATTTTAACTTCTTTACTCATTTTTGATCTCCTTAAAGTTAATAATGATTTAATTAATTAATTAAATGAATAGTTTTACATATACTATTCATACTAGTAATATATATTTATAAATTCCTCGAATTTATCATTGTACATATAAAGAATCGGAACGCAATAGTTCTTGATAATTGAGGAGTTTATTTATATATGGTAAATTTGATTGTACTACAAAACATATAAAACGGATTCTTGGTCCATTTGGGTATTGGCAAGACAATATTTTGTTTATTAAAACACGCATTGACATATCTTTTAAATCCGTTTCCTCCAAGGCATTATCATGAATATGCAATATCTTCAATAAATCAATAGCTCCCATTGAATAAATGAAGAAATCAATTCTATTTAATAGAGCCTTAGCCGTATCATTAAATATCTGTCTTTCTCTCAAATTACCTATTATTGAAATTAGATCTATTTTAGGAGAAAGGTATTGGTTAAACATCCCTAAGATATAAATTATATCTTCTAAAGAAACATCGATATTGATGGTATCGAATAAGTTCATGAGTTTTAAGATACTGTCGTTTTGACAACTGGCATTATAACAATATAAATTATTATCTTCTATTAGATGATCTTTTTTTACCAAGGCACTGTTGCAGAAAGGACACTTTTCATTTTCTAAAAAGACTTCTTCTTGATAACCTTTTATACTTTCTACTTGAAAAGTAGACTTATTCAACGTACCTTCCATATACTTCCACTTATCCAAAGCTTCTTTCAATTTGGTAGTATATGGAAGATCGAATTCATATGTCCTATTAGTAGCTTCCAAATTTCCACTTACATAAAGTCTTATAGCGTTATTCTCTTGTTTGATACAAGAAACGTCCGTTACAATCAATCCAGCTGTATGTTTAATATTCATTTTATTTGTCCTTTGAAATTATTATCCTTATTATATTTGATACTATCTTTTTTATTATCGCAATCTTCTTATGGAATATACTTACTCCTATAAAAAATAAAACCTTATAAAAGGTGTTCATAACATACAAAGAAAAGGAGCGTATCAAATGTACATAAAGAACCTACAATTAACCAAGTATAAATTTTTTAGTTTCTCTAGAATCAAAGAACTAATATGGGAAGATATAAATCCCATATCTATAATCATAGGTAGAAATGGTAGTGGTAAATCTTCTTTGATATCTGCTCTATTACCACAGAGTCTACCGAGATCGTCCTTTCTACCAAATGGGTACTATAAATGCACTATAGAACATAATAAAACTACGTATGAGATAATATCCGATTATTCAAACAAAGATAAACCACATCAGTTTTTAGATAACGGAGTTAATCTAAATATAAGTGGAACAACTAAAGTACAGCAGGAGTTATTCGAAACTAAATTGGGTCTTACTCCCGATATATGTAAATTGCTTACAATGCAACATCGCATAACTAACATGAAGAATTCTTATAGAAGACAATATCTATCAGACATAAATCCAAATAATATTGGTTTGGCTCTGGAGAAATACAAGAAAGTCTTATCTAAAATAAAGGATATAAATAGTATCATCAAGATGTTGTATCTTAGAAAACATGAGCTTACTGAGCAACTACTTACAGATACGGTATTTGAAGAAATCAATTATAACAAAGAACAGCTTAGTAATAAATTAGAGACTCTTACTTCTTGGCATTATGCATTAAATAACCATATTAATAATCTCAATGACAATCGTGTAGATATAACAGATATACCCATTAGCAATATACGTAATAAGGTAAATGAGTTAAGGAAGCCGATACTTTCTTTTATAGATATAGACAAAACTAATGCCGATGGAGAAATTACCAGGCTAGAAACAACTATTTCAAAATTAGAACAAAATTACCAGAACTCTGTAGATAGGGTAATGGAAATAAATAAAGAACTAGAGAAATATGAAAATTACAAAAATACAGCAAGCAATAATAGTGAGCTAAAAAATATTTTAGAAGAGAAGATAAATGATACTTTAAAATGTATAGAAAGTTTTAGTAATCTTTCTTCGGAAAGTACTTACTTACATATCGATGAAATAGAGCCCGCTAAATCGAATATAAATCAGATAAAAAACATACTAAGCGAGCTTGTCAATACAGATACCTTGTTGTCCGAAAAAGTACTAAATAAAATAAGAGAAAAAATAAACAAATATAAACTCAGTATCGATTATATTTCGTCGGATATAGAAAAAGACGAAATAGAGTTAGATAAGATAAGTGAAAGTTATAAACCTACTATACCTTGTAATGATAACTATAAATCGGATTGTACTTTGTTCAGAGAATATAAGGCTCATACGGATACGGTTACAGAACATAGAGATAAGCTTACAGCTAATATCAAAGCAAATAAACGAAAAATACAAACTTATAACAAGGCTATAGATAACTTAGAAGTTTTCTATAGTGAGAATAGTTATTATAGACAAAAATACGATGAGCTATATACTTTATGTGTATATAAAGTAAGTGGACTAAGTTATATACTTAAAAGATATACCGTAGACGATTTGCTTAAGAAAGGAATACATGTAGGAGCCCATTTGGAAAAGTATATACATGACTCTGAAAGATACCATGAAAAGATTAGTCATGAGAAGACTTTATCCTTATTAAAAGACAAGTTATTTGATATAACTAATAACAATACTATTCCTTCTGATCTATTAGAACAACTCATAGACGATAACAGAGCTAAGAAACATGGGCTATTAGATAATATCGGAGTAATAGAAAAGCAACTAGCCAATAACACAAAAAAACTAAAGATATATAAGTCTTATAAAGACGCTGTTAATCTTGTATCTAAATATAAGACTACATTAGATAAGTATATATATAGTAAAAAACTACATTACTCTATTGAGTATTATGAAAAGGTAAGAAAAACAATAGCTGACCTAATGAGTCAGACTAATGTAAAGCTTACTGAATTAAGCAATATCATTAAAGAACAAGAACAGATTAGATATACTCTTGAAAAAGAAATAAATACCAACATAGTCAAATATGAAGCTCTATTAAAAGATTATCAGTATATAGAAATGGCTTTGTCACCAACATCTGGTTTTCCACATAAACTAACTATAGATTTCTTAAATAAAATAATACAAAATACCAATGTATTTATCGATAAGGTATTCAGTTATCCTTTTCAGTTAATGGAACTAGATATAAACGATAAGTTCGATTATAGTTTTAAAGTCAAAGTAGGAACAACTACCATAAGTGATATTTCATATTGTTCTAAAGGACAAAGAACTATGATCGATTTGGCATTTAACTTATCTACTATCATACAATTAGAAATGACTGATTACCCCATATTCCTAGATGAGATAGATAAAGAATTTGACGATTTTCATAAACAGGAACTTATCTCTCTCTTTAGATATATAACCTCATATGAAATTGTAAAACAGTTGTTTATGGTAAGTCATAGTCAGATAATGATAGGTCTGGAATCCGACTTCCTTACACTAGGTTATGATAATGAGGTCTCTACAAATGACAATAAACAAAATATAACCATAACAAAATATTAAGAAAGGTACGAAAATGTTTAAGTGTTTATTTGAAAAAATCAAAGTTCCTACCATACGCATCGAACCGATTGAAGATTATTTTTCTATGCCTATACAGATGACGTCTGGCAGCTCAGGCTTTGATATATATTCTACTATAGATGTACAAATAAATCCTATGGATAGAGTTAAAATACCTACTGGATTTAAAATACAAATACCAGTAGGATATGAATTACAAATAAAATCTAGAAGTGGTTTAGCAGATAGATATGGAATTATAGTAATAGATAGTCCTGCTGTCATAGATAATGATTATAGAGGAGAAGTTAAAGTCAATCTCATTAATTTGGGTAAAGACCCATATAAAATAGAAAGAGGCGACAGGGTAGCTCAATTTACTATAGCCAGACAAAGAAGCATGAAATGGCGAATAGTCAATAAAATAAATGCCGATACATTAAGAGGTTCTGGTGGATTCGGTCATACAGGAAGATAATAAGAGGTATTATACGGGAGTAGGTAGTAGAAAAACTCCCGCATATATATTAGATATAATGACTAAGCTAGCAACCAAATTAGCGGAAAATCATTATATCCTAAGATCTGGCGGTGCAATTGGTGCAGACAAAGCTTTCGAATATGGGGCTGGTATAAAAAAAGAGATATACCTAGCACATATGGCTACTACCGAGTCTATGGAAATAGCTTCACAATTTCATCCAGCTTGGAACAATTGTAGTCCTTATGCAAAAAAATTACATGGAAGAAATAGTTTTCAAGTACTTGGGCCTAATTTAAATATACCATCTAAGTTTCTAATATGTTGGACTCCTGACGGATGTATTAGTCACAAAGAAAGAAATAGACTTACTGGAGGAACAGGAACAGCAATTTCAATTGCCGATATGTATAATGTACCAATATTTAATTTAGCCAAAAAAGATCACCTTGATCGAATCCTTCGTTATATAAAAAAATAACATTCATATAGGTGGTGCATAGTGCACCACCTATATGGACATTTCTAAATTATACTGATGTATTTTCTGTAACTATGTCATGTACTGATTTCAATAATACTTCTTTATATTCCTCTATCTTTTTAGTAGAAATATCGTTTGTCCATATATCATACAATTTATGATTGTCCTTTATAACAAAAGATCCGACATTATAATAGAAAGCCAATACAGAACATACTGTCCCATTTACAATTATTTCTAGTTCTTCTGCTTCCTCCATCAGACCTACGAGATGGATTATGGTCATTATTTTAATGGGACTCTTCCAAAGTTTCGTATACACACATGGCAATATTCCCAGTATTGATATTTTAGGTTCAAGTATCGCTACTTCCCATGTTTCTTTTTGGGCATCGTATTTCGGTAATATAGGTAGATAATCCATCGTTTCTTTTTTGTCTAGACGCAATTTATTATTCTTAAGTATCCGCTTATATTCTACATGGCTACTATCGGTTACCTTTATTTGTCTTAATCCAACCTCTGAATTTATATTGATAATTTCATTGTCATCAAAACTATACGAAATGTCCATATATGGCATATAGGCTAAATTACCGTTAGTACCACATAGATATTCTTTACTATCCATGATCAGGTAATAGTTTTGTATTCGGTTTATATCTAAATCATGATAATCATTATTCAGGAATAGATTCAAAGCTAATTCGAAATATTCTTTAGATAAGAGAGTCGTTTGTGTACACAAAATTGAGTCGGGTATAAAGGCCGAATGTCTTTTAAATCTTATAGATTCTGGTACATGCATACTATCGCCAGGGAATAAAGTATTTCCTTCATTACCTCTAGCTTTTACTGTGATCCTTACTCCCGATTTAGCTATTACTTGCTTCTCTCTGATTTCTTCTATCTCTATGTCTCTGGAAATAGAGAATTTAATAAAATAGTTTTCCATTAAGGCTCCTTTTAATTGATTCCTTTTTCTATCCGGTATTGGTTTAGATAAACATTAGCAGTATCTGTACTTGTAAAAAATCCATCTACCATATCTTTATGTAGTTTGACATCTGTTTCGGATCTTTTGACTCTAGCGTATTCTCCCCAGCCAAGTGTTTTAAAATACTCTTGAACCTGTTTCATTAATTCTGGTACACCTTCATCTAATGGATAATAGTGGGTTAAATCTAATAAAGATGTAAAGGATGGTTTTATTAGATCCGATTTGCTTTGTATAAATTTAAATATAGTGACTATATCTTCGGAAGATACTTTACCTAAAAACATCAGTATTCTATTATCTACTATATTTATAAAGACATGGTAGTTAGGTTTAGATATTATCAGTTGTGTTAAATTATCCATTATACTTCCTTTATAATTCAGAAACCATATTTTTACTAGCCTCAGCAAAGCCCGATTTATTGTATACTGCAATAGCCCTATTGTTGTTACTCAGTACAGTCAACCACATATGCTTATAACCACGCTCTTTATATTGTTTCTTAATAACTGGTAATATCTGTGTACCCAAACCCTTACCTCTAGATTGTTTTCTTATAAAGAAATTATTAAGACCACAAGTATCTTTACTAACAGCACTTATCTCTACAAATCCAATCGGTGTCTGATGATGTACAATTAAGAAAAAGTTCAAGGCTTTATTTTTAAAGAATTCTTTTTCAAACAATTTCCTTAACTCAGCAATATTGTTTATGATCGGATTCAGTTCCGCATAGCGAGGAGAGTATATTGGTTGTTTTTTAAGAAGTTCTATCATTTCAGTTATAAAACTATTCCAAAATTCTAATATAACTTCAGCATGTTGGTCAAATGAAGTCTTACTATTGACTAATTGGGTATAAAGAGGCATCGATAGGTTCTCCTAAATAAGTTATTGTTATTATATCATTCTTGAATGTTGTTTGGAGTATTCAGATATATTAATAATATTACGATGCACCACATACCAAAGCCTGTACTAATCCAATAAATAACTTCATTCATAGGATTTATTTGTATTGTCTTAATATTTATTATCGATAATACAATATTGGATATCCCTCCAACTAATAAAAATGCCCAAAACCCTTTGAGATGTGTACTATCTTTTTCTTTATGATAACATATAGGAATTATATTTATCAAGTATATGGTCATGTTGATAACTGATATAGATTTGAAAAAGGTTTCTGTATAGATACCTTTTATAGATAAAGTAAATATCAGTATGTTGAAACTAAAAATAGCCAGACCAAGTTGATATATATAGTTACGTGTATAATCCATGTAAATCAAATCCTTTCATAAAAAATATACATAGGTTAGGAGAGACCTAACCTATGTATAGTAGTTGTGTGGTTTATTTACCAAATTTTTCTTCTGCTTCTTTAAGATAATCCTCGGGTGTTTTAGAGAATTTATCTACAAGCTCATCCCAATCAGCAGAAGTTATTTCCTTTTTCTGAGAAGAGGAAATAAAGTTTCTGACTACAGGAATACCAACTCTTTCAACCACATTGACAATCGCTAATACTTCTGATACTGATGCCATTACTATTTCTCCTCTTCTGGTATTTTGATTTTTGGAATTTCTGCATCTTTATACCCAACCGTTTCCATTAGAGAAACGATATCTCTATAATTCTCAACTACAGTAAACATAGCGGCAGTCACTCTAGCTCGAGCTGGGTCTGCCTCTTCATTGTTTTCCAATGCTCGTTTATAATCTGCCATAATGATAGATAACGATGCTCCTGCTGCTGATAACTTAATGGCTTTAGCTGAAATACTATTCCACTGTTCTTCTGTTATCTCCCCCTTTACCTTTTTCTCTGCGGCAAGTGTAAGTATTTCATCGTATGCTGTTGCCACACTACTAATTGTAGAATATACGTTCTTTTCAAACGCATCTTCCTGACATGCCTGAAGTGGTATAAATATAGCCAATACAAACATAAACAATAGTACTTTAAAGCCAATTGCCTTTCTCATATTCTTTCTCCTCTATTATTAAAGATATTCAATAAATGGTAATTCAGTTACTTTGTTCGCTATAAACGCTGACGCTCCCGGATGGCCATTTCCTCCATATTTTCTGGCTATTTCAGAAACATCTATTTTGTCCTTATATTTAGGAGCAACTCTTATACTTACTTTCCAACAACTCATTTTGTTGTTACTATTATAGTACTTATAATACATTAATAAAATTTCCGGATCATATTTATCCAATACACTATCAAAGAAATAACTATCTACTCCTTGTATGTTTGCTATAACGGCTTTCCTACCATCTAGCATGATGTCCTGACAAAGGAATGAGGCTTTTCTTCTATATTCTTCTGTCTGCTTATCTAAGGACAATATGCCTTGTACTATTATATTAGACAAATATTGTTCTTCATTAAATAGCCTATCCCAGATATTTCTGGCTAGACTTTTCATAGGCATAAGATCTAATTCGTGTAAGCCCATGGAACACGCTCTGATGTTAGGTAACTTATCGTGTTCCCAAATATCATAATACCCAACCAAATCCACTATCCTTGGTGGGACTTTATCAGGGAAATAATATTCCCAAGTTAACTGGCAAGCAGCCTTATCGTCTCGTCTAAGTCCTTTAATATTAGGGTACTTAGCTTCTAGTTTATCGATAGCATCTTTATGATGATCGATTATAGTTAAATCATAGTCCTCAGTTAATCGTTTTATATCTTCGTCTCTTTCAGGTATAAAATCAACAAATATAACTTTGTCTCCTTTATTGAACCTATCGTACTTTATTTGCCATCTGTAATTAATGGGAAATAAATAAACTTCTTCATTTATTTCTCCATCGTTCTTTAACTGTTGGAAATATCTATAAACAATATATCCACTACAGAACCCATCCATATCGTTGTGAAACATACATACTACCATAATAACTCCTTTTTAATATATTAGTAAACTCATTATCCTTTAAGTAATATATATTTAAAAGATGTTAGAAAAAAAATAAATTGGGGAGGGCCAGTCCCCCAGGTCCAAGGCCCTAAATATTACCTGTAAGAGTGGTGGAGCCGACCACTCTTACAGGCGCTCTTAACCGGCCCTCACGATATCTCCTCTCTCGTTTAAACGACACCGATATCTGGATCGGTACTTGGGAGCCTATCATAGAGAGCATATTCGCCGTTATAAGGCCGGCGAAACTTATATTCATATATAGAGATTTCTTCGATCCCTATATATAAAAGATCAATATAGTAATATATATTTCATATTATTTGAAATACATATCTTTTTTAAATAAACATTCCACTGTTATGAGATGTGTAGTTTGAATTATTTTTAAAATATTCTTTTGATTCTTTTCCTACAGAACTGTACTTTGCTATAGCCGATTCTAGCTTACTGACAAAGTTAGGAAAAACATCGAATCCAAGCAGACAACAATATTCGTCTTTCTTATCTACCGGATGTGGGTTAATACCAAAGAACATAGATCTTGTTTCTACGTTGAGTCTTGATCCACTATCTGGAGTTATGTACATAACTGCGTCGAATAAAGATTCAGTAAAGTTTTCTGATACTACTTCACCTGATAGTTGATCATAATCAACACTATCTTTGCAAACAAAGCATCCTGCCAATTTAGCAGGAGAACCTATTGTTTTATCAGGTTTAAAGAAATTGATCTTATCATTCCGGTCAATCTCATCTGCTTTCATTGTTAACATAGACAATAAGTTATTGAGCCTATGGCTAATGGTTATATCTACTTTAGGTCTTCCAGCACTATTATCAAACAACATAACTGGAAGATATATATGATTGGAATTTACCATATGCTCGAGAGACATCATGGTTTTGTAAGTATTGTTAGCATCTAATTCTGACATAGTATCAGCTATCGTTACTGCTATAACTACCTTCTTTCTTCTATGTAACTCTTTTATTATCATAGGTCCTATAAGCGATCCTGAACCACCGGATAGTGAGAACACAACGATATTGATATCTTTGGGTTCTATATAGTTAGCCTTGGTCGGATCGAATAGCTCAGTAGATACAGCTTTGTTAATCGCATCTACATTCGTTGCCTTTACTTTACCAGACCCATCTCCATTAATTACATGAGTCACAATATTCATTTTACTTATATCGTTATCTGCGGTATCTACAGCATGATAGCTTATAGGAAAGGTTTTCTGTTCTTTGAACTTAGAGACAGTATGTTTTCCACAGCCGCCACATCCAATAATAGCTATAGATGCAGACGAATGTCTTTTTACTTCTACTTCTTTTTCTTTTACTTCTTCTCTTACTTCAGTAAATGTTGGTGTATCATTCATTACTCATATCTCCTTCTTATTTATTATTGAAAAAACTAACTTCTCTTATATAAACTCTAACTTCATTATCAAACATATGTTCGTTTACCTTATCTCCAGCACATAGTGTTCTTGTATAGTGCAATTTTTTAATCTCATTCTCATCTTTCAATAATTCGATTGGAACAAAGCCCATTGAACAAAAGTCATTTTCCTCTATTACTTCATCCATATCTAATATACGATATTTCTTTTTCATGCCCACGATATTCATTTTGATTATCATAAAGCCTTTTCTCCTTATATTAAATTTATTATGGTTTACATCAATATAGTAATATATATTTAAAATATTAATGGAGATATAGTATTTTATGATATAATGTAAATCAATCATAATGGGAGATATATAAATATGAATAGTGCTATAAATCGGATACTCAAGGATATATATAATCAGATACCCATAGAGATATTAAAAGAAGCATTTATACCACAAACTGGCAATGCCTCTAAAGCTCTGGATGATTATATTATCGAAAAGGTAGTAGAAGGGAGAGTACTTGATGATTGTAATATAGGTGGAGGTAAAAGGAAATTAATAGAACTCAAGCCCGAATATTTGAAACCTTATAAATTTAACGATACCCGATTATTTATTACATCGAATTTATCAGAAGCTGGTGTATATGAAATACCTCCTGAGGTAAGAGATAACCGGAATATAACGGAAGTAATAGAACTTAAGTTCCCTAGTTATATGGATCCGGTAATGCCGTATAATGGAAGAACCGTTGGTGGTTTGGCTAAAGATTTACTATATACTAATACATATAAAAATATGGAGTATTTGCCTAAACCCATATTGCTTGGCAATAACCTAGTAACTATAGATCCCCCTATGTCTATGCACATTACGGCTATGTTGGTATGTTTTTTAGAATACGATAAGTATTTTACTAATCTAAATAACTCAGCGATTAAACCATTGTGTAATTTATGTGTATGTGCAACTAAAGCATATATCTATAATAAACTATACATACGTATGGCTAGATCTATAGATGGTAGTGGTGTAGAGATAGGTGCTTTTAAAGAAAAGGTCGATAGCTATTCTAGTGAAGAAGAAAGATATAATGAGCTATTACTTCAATTTAGAGGTGGAGCTACATTGGACTCACAGACTTTATCAGAAATAATAGGAATGAGTTTTTACTAAGGAGGAAATACAATTGGAAATTATTAAAGGTGACTTAATCGAAATGGCTAGCGAAGGAAAGATCTCCGGTGTCATAGTCCATGGGTGTAACTGTTTTAATAATATGGGAGTCGGATTTGCTAGACAGATAAAAGATTACTTCTTTGAGGCTTATTTAGCTGATCAGAAAACCATTAAAGGTGATAAGAAAAAATTAGGAAGATATAGTCATGTCAATACTTCTAGGAATGGATCCAAGTTAACTATAATCAATGCCTATACCCAATATCATTATGGCGGTGTCGTAAGAAACGCAGACTATAAAGCTATAGGAGAAGTATTTAAATCTATAGCTAAAGATTTTCCTAATGAACATATTTATTATCCTTTAATAGGGGCAGGCCACGCCAGAGGAGATTGGTCTATTATATCGGAGATAATCAATAGAGAATTAGATGGTATGAAACATACGTGTGTTATATGGGATAAAGAAAAAAAATAATATTAGTAAGGATGGGGAATATTCCCCATCCTACTTATTTTATCCGATGAGCTGTAGGGCCTTTTCTACAGCCTCTTTAAGCTCATCTTCATTTTTAATCCCTGTAGCAATTATCTTGCCACAAGGTTTGATCTGGTCGACTTCGTCAATTGGGAAGTCGACCATTAGATTCCGGCACGATGCCGGTAATGCCCATGAGCCAGCGCATGTCGACTCATAGACATTTTCATGATCCTTAGTCATGGAAAATGACGTATTCCATGACTTTCCATCTGCGTCAGCTACACCATATGACGTAGCGACGCAAACTCGATCGCGGAGCTCATTTACCGCGATCTTTTTTCCGATACTGACGGTCACACCGTCAGTATCGAAGAAGTTCCCACCGATCAAAACTACGTCAATGGGCTCGTCGGGATTAATTCCGACTTTTTCTTGAATTGAAAGGAGGCTCATTACTTACCTCCTTTCATAATATTTGTTAGGATTGCCGCAGTAGCGATCGGTAATCCTAAAACAACGCATGTTAATACACCAGCAAATCTTTTTGCTGGTGTATCATATTTCTCTTTCTTCTCCAAAATTACTGGAGAAGAAACGTTCAGACCTATGGCGATCCATAGGCCCATAAAGATTATTAGTCCAGGATAAATCATTTGTTCCATTTTAAGACTCCTTTAATTAAATTAATGTTATTATACTACTTTAATTAATATACTTCAAATAAGATGAAATACAGTAAGTCATATAAGGATAGGGACTTAGTCCCTATCCTTATACTTTATGGCTTACTTATATATCTAAATGTTTTAGTTATTATGTACATAATGAATGCTAGTTTTAATGAACTATTAGTAGCTTGTCGTGTAGATATACGTTGGTTATCTATAAAGTAAGAAACGGACTCTTTTACAGCCGATAAATCAGGGTCTGAAATTCTAGAAGAACTGTATATGTTTTTTATCTGATTTAAGATGTGAACATGACTTGTAAATTTAATATTCTTCTTAAAACAATATCGATATGATTTCTGAATGATATTACTTACCAATACCCTATATCCAACATATATAGTTTCTCCATTCTTAGTTATAATTTTATCTCTATCACCTGATTTGTTTTGTATAGATGCCATAGATGAAAACTTATTCAAAGTATGTACCAACAAGTCATTAGAAATATTCTTGAACAAAGAAGAAATCAACCTGACATACTTATCGTTGATAAATGCGTTGATATTGATAACTTCATTAAGCATACTATTTATCATGGCATCGTATTTAGATACCTTGTCTATAACTACTTTAACACCTTCTAATTCACCGACTGTACCATAACTTCCTATTATATCGCCACTCTCTTTAATATTTTTAAAATCAGAATAGAGATGGTTTATCTTATTCCTAATGGAAGTCTGACTATTGGTTAATACATAAAGTACTTCTTCATCGTTTTTAAAAGTCCTTAATGACTTCGAGTGGATACTATCAGGACTTATAAGTTTCTCTACTTGAGCTTCTATGAGTTTTTTCCAAGTACCATATCGTATTATATCTGACTTATTGTCAAGACTATCTATAGTAGCTTTCATGACTTCTTCATTAACGCCATGATAAAATCTTCTAAACAATAGTGAGGTAAAGAACTTATATATAAGTAATTTACCTATATTAAATAACATTTTGTATTGTTGTTGTTTAGATAGCTCTTTGCTATTGAATGTCAAATACATAATCCATACACACAATAAGTTACAAGGATCTCCTTGTACGTTCCAATCTTCGGGGATGAGAGGACGACCATTTTCTAAAAGCACTTCTTTTTTAATAGCATTCTTTATATCCGATTCTTTCATATCGAATGTATCAAATATAGCCGCTCTATCCTTATCAGTAAATACTATTTTGTATACTCCTAATAGGGGCGTATTGAGTGCAAGACTATGGTCATTCCTTATTTCAAAATCAGTTACTATGGATTCTATTTCTCTAACGTGTCTAGTAGCTATAGTTCGTTTAAAATGTTTGTTAAAATATTCGAACAACAAAGTAGTTCCCATATATTCTTCCTTTACATTACTGATAAATATTCACGCAAATTATGTTGTGATTGTTTATAATCAGATGATTTTGTATTGACGAAATTCTCTTTAGTAAAATTATCTTCAGATATTTCACTTGATATAGGTAAAGATATTTTGTCATCTACTTTTTTCTTTAACTCTTCCAGTTTCTTAAACATAACTGTTCTAAGTAACTGAGAGTTAGTATTGTTCATCTTCTTCTCTATAATTCGTATCTGTTCTCTTATAAGTATTTGTTCATTTCGTTTACTATTATCTTGGCGATCTTTTTCTGTACCAACTTTACTTAGTATGAATTTACTATCTAATCCATAATAATGTAAATTTTTACCAGCAAACAACAGATAGTTAGCTAAAAGATATGCGATTACCATATCGTCATGTCCACCTGTAGTATGGTCTATACGCCCATTCTTTATAACAAGGCCGGTTATCTCTTCTATTATAGTTTTGTCATAGATCTTGGTAGCGTTGAGTTGCATAGCTTTGGAGAAAACGGTATTATAGAGATATTTTCTACTATATTCGGATCCAGTGGTTCTAAATCCAAAATATTTCCTATATCTATCAACTGTATGACGATAGTTATTTATATCTACTCCTGAAAATTCTTTATCGTTTCTGTTCTGTATTACAGAGTTATATATGCGTTTAAACGGATTAACTCCGGCTTTCTGTAGTCTTAGTAATATAAGATCTATTATACTTCCTGCAAAGTTACGTTCTGGTATAAAGGTTATAGTCGGATATTCGATAAGTAGGTCAGCTACATAATTAGCCAATTTAATAGTATTAGTTTCATTACACCTACATGTAGCTATTACAGACAAATCTCTAGCATCTAATAAGACTATGGTTGTAAAGTCTCTGCCTATATTTTCGGAACTATCCATACCTAATACCATAGGAACATTTTTATAATGTCCAGATTTTACTAAATGGCGATCGACATACCAGTTAAATATATAACCACCTTTAAATTCAACATATAGTGGTTCTTTTTTATTGTCTTTTAACGTAGTAAGAGTCTTCTGATCTAGTATACTTTGTCTAGTACCATGTTTCCAAACGTTGAAGTATTCACGCTCGATTTCATCTTGTGTACCACCTTTTCTTTCTTTTCTGTCCAAGAACCATTCCATAGTGTACCCAAGTTGAAGGAAACTGAACTCGGTATAGACCATACGGTTTTTAGAACCATATTTTACCAACTCTTCTAACTCATTCAAATCCTTACAATCGTACATTTTTTCTCTGAACGGTAGAGCTTTATTTAACATCTCATAAGCATATCTACCTTCTTGTGTATCTAATCGTCCAGCGGTTGTAGTTATTACGTTACTACAAGGCTGGTTATTCTTTCTAGCATCGGCGGCTGCTCTACTTGTACAGTCGAATGCTACTGGATAAGTTATATAGTTTTTATATGCCATAGCGAACTCATCGTGATGCTGAGATGGAGAAGTCATACCTCGTCCTAAGTTATCAGCAGCTACCAAACTTTTACTATAGGCATATGTTTTATAAGTGTTCTTAAATGGGCTATATTCTATTTCCTGAATATTGTCTTTATCTGATTTGACTACACTAACTAAATAACTCGGTAAACTATCTCTAAATTCTTTTAGTCTAGCAACGTTCTCGTTTCTTAATTTATTAGACATAGTCAACATAGATAGTTCTATATTCTTACCACATATAAACATGATGTGACTAAAAATACCGATAGTCGCAATAGTCTTACCAGTCTGTCTAGGACATACTTGAAATACGTCGATATGGTTATAATAAAGCCATATCATCGCACAGTTAGCCCTATTGATAATGTAAGGTACGGGATCTCCACCAGAAGCCGGTACTTTCAATATTTCTCTAAAATAATACCATGGGTTTCTTTTAGCTTCTAATGCTATTCGTTTTTTCTGATCACTCGTTAGTGTTTTAGAATAAGGGTCTACTCCTATCAATGATTTATCATAAATAGTGAGATGAAATTTGTTATTCTGTATGCCCATTCTTTTAAATACGATAGCCAATTTGATAAAGCTATCGTTTTTAGTAGACGTGTCTATATATACATTTCTTTTCTTATAATCACTTAAAAAAGATATCATATTCTTAAACTCCTATTAAGTGAGAGAGACATATGTCTCTCTCACTTAAGTAATCGCTATATCTGTATATTCATTCGTCTAGCCATTTCAGTGCCAGATATGGTTACTATCTTACCGCTATCGAATTCTTCTACCATATGATTATATTCATCCATAGTTAACCAACCTTTGTCTATAAAGTCCTTATACATTAACCAAGAAGCTTCTTTAGGTTGAAGACCATTTTCCCAAGGAGAATAATCTCTACATGCCGTAAATTGAAACTGAGTATATTTGGAGAACCGTATATCCTTACAATTAAGATGTACAATACTAGCAACTGGTGGGATAATACCATGTGCCTGAGCGATTGTATGGTTTGGTATATGCTTTAATTTATTTATAAACCAAGTCATATCGCTCAATCTTGGTAGAGCCCAATCTGAAAAAAGATTGTGGAATGTAAAGACATTGATGACGTCATTGGGGTCCAAACTATCTAAATAATTAGATAGATTGTTGTCGTAGGTAAATATACCTAAATCATCCGCCGCAACAAACAAATACTTATTATTTTCATAAGTCTTAATAGCTATAGGAATACACTCAAATAACATACTGTTCAGCTGATTGGGATTAAGACTATTGAGAGAAATCTGTTGATCTATTCCGCTCATATTGGATTTTTTATTGAAGGCATTTGGATATTTTTTTCTAATAAGCTGAGCCCGTTGTTCCATGTTGTTTTTATCTATACCAGTCATCTGAGGTTTTATATCAGATAATTTAAAAAAGGATTCTGTCCCTAGCTTATTACCCAATTTATCATAATCTACATCATCTGTTTCTAATATAGACACGATATCTACAATACTCATATCAGGAAAAAATGATTCTAAACCACTACTTGTATCTGATGAACTATTTGCTAATCTCTGTTTCATTTCTTCTGCTTGGACTATAACAGTTTTATTCTTAAAGAGTATATCGTTGTATTCTTCTTCTGTTATATGTCCTTTAACTAAACTAACTTTAAGTAAATATTCTCCGACATATTTAATTAAGTTTTTAGCTCGTTCTTCTATATTAGTACTAAAACCTGTATCACCATGTGCTGCCATGTGGAATAGAAATTCCGTATTATCGTGAACGATTTGCTCATGTCCTAATGACCATATAAAAGCAGCGATCGAAGCAGCGTCTCCGATATTGATAGTAGTTATTTTTGCTTTAGTTGTACACATTATAGAGGCAATAATACTACCGATCTCTATCATTCCACCAGGACTATTAATATATATGTCTACAGTATCACCATCTTTCGCATTAAGAAGAACTTCTATAAGAGGAAAGTATTCCATCTTAGAGTTAATAGGAACACATCCTTGTAAATTAAACGTATAGTGTGTTCCTGTTTCTCCTTGACGTTTAGTAGCATATAGTGGTGGATATTTATATATGCCTTTATCGATACTATATGGGCTAGGTGCCTGTGGTAAATTGTCGTCTGAAGTATTTTCTGATATAGTTCCAGTATCTTCAGCATCACTCATTTTTGTAGAATCCGTTGATGTATCTATATCTAATAAAAAATCTAATTCATTATTCATTTATTTATCCCCTTATTTTACCTAATACATTATGGTAGATACTGTTATTTTTACCAGTCTGATCTACATAAGTATTATCGTTAAGTTGAATTCCATATGTTTTCTGTTCATAAACCATTTCTTTTACACCAAAAATTTTAAGTATCTCTAAATCTTTAACTTCTTCACAAGCTGCTACTAATTGTCCTGTTTCATTATCTCTAACATAATAATTATTAAGGTCTATATCTATAGACTCAGTCCCGCCTATATAGTACTTACTTGCTTCTATATATCCGCCAGAATCAGCATTGTCGAATGTGACCATTTGTCCAATAGTACGGATCAATAGATCCGATTTAGGATCATATCTTTCGCTACAAGCAGCCCTTAATGAAGCAGCGTAGCCCATGTTCGGATCATTTAGTTTTTCTTCTGTATATTGTCCATATGGGCCATGTGGTTTCATATCTGCTCTAACTATTCTACCGCCAGTTTCTAATTTTTCGGCAAGATAAATTTTACGAAAATAAGTAGATACTAAAGTCTGATCTATCTTGAATAATCGTTTTAGATCGTTGGGTCCTAATTTGCCTACAGGAAGATCAGGATGCTGAACTTCCCCATTTAAACCTCCCATAGTCAATTTCCTATGGAATGGGTCTTGGTTAAGTGACTTAATGAAACTTTCTGGTTCATAAAAAGCTCTATTATCAGACGGTATGCCGATTACTGCAATCGGTACGCCATTATAATAACCATCGCTATCTGGCTTAATAGACCTAAGAGATCTTCCTCTAAAGCTTTTAAAAGTTTCTATTACAAAACTATATTTATCTACATCGCTATTTGGTAGTTTTAAAACATTATTAGGCATCGTCATTTCTTTATCCTTTCTTACATCCTGAGCATATTTTCAATTTCATAATTACTATCATTGGGTGGTTCATGTACTAATGAACTAATTAAACCGTCATTAAAATATGGTCCTAGCAATTTAGCAGTAGTACTTTCTGTCGCATGACTCACGGATCTAAGCATTAGTAATTTAGGTGGTTTTTTCTTATTAGTATGTCTATAAAATACCGTAACATCGTCGGGATCCCTCGCTAAATGAGCTATCATAAATTCATAAACTATACGATTTACATTTAGATTCATACCAGTATCTACTTTAGCTCTTTCCAATATAGTACATGCTGTATCGTAATCTATGAAATAAGGCCATTTTCCATAAGTCATAAATTCCATAAAGATAGCATAAGTGATACTGCTATTTTTAATAACTTTAGTATTATTAAACAATACATCGCCTTTAGATAATTCAACTTTAATGTAGTTGATATTGTCTATTATTTCTTCAGTATATTCTTTAGTTGGTATTTCGTACATACCCAATAATTTAAGACCACAAGTATATTTGCCATCTATCTCTATACCAAGAACAGCTAAAGTATGTATACTGTCCTGTATATCTAACAAACCATATACTTCATATCTCTTGGGTATATGTACTATAAGTTCTTTACCTCCAGTAAATATTACCTTATCTTTAGTAATAGTAAAGAACTTATTAAGATCTTTTATTTTCTCCATATACAAATTACCTCTTATTAATTATTTGATTATAAAATACTTGGTATCATTGATAAAATATAGTGTATTCTATATAACTTATTATAAACTTAATCTACTGAGGTGAAATTTATGTTTTTCGAAGAAATGGTATTTAATCAAAAAGGTGTGCTCATATTCTTTATCGTATTGTTTATTGCTATATTGTTTCTTATATATTCCGATATAGTGTTGTCGAATAAAAATACCAAATTACAAGAAGAAGTCATGTCTCTAAAAGAAGAAAATGATGATCTTAAAATAGAGATAAATGACAAAGATCTTCTTATAGAACGTTATAGTACCATATTCCATAAGATAGAAGAAGACATAGCTGAACTATCTTTAACCATAGCTACTATAAAAAAATATAATCGAGATGTACTTAAAGACAAAAAAGAAAATATATCTCCAGGAGAAAAGTAGTATATAGGGGTGGGAATACCCACCCCTATATACTCTACATTGCTCTATTCTGTCTATGTGTTCTTACAAACAGATCTAGTCTATTTATATCCATTAGACCAAGATCTATTAATACAGCTACTATATTTTTCAGCTTTCTACAAGCTATTATAACGTCCTCTTTAATGTCATGGATATTAAGGACAAGTCTTTTGTCGTTTTTACAATAGTACAACTTGAACTTTAGTGGATAAGCTAGTTCTTGTTTAGAACTAACCCATTTATCCATGACAAGATGTATATCCTGTGAGTAAAATCTAAGTATACCCAATATGGAAGCCATATTGAAATCATTATCTATACCTAATGCATCGTATACATCCTGATGTAGATCATATCCGTTTCTGAGTAATAAAGATATCGCTTCACTTGGACTTGAAAAAAGTGTCTGAGTCTCATTTGTCTTATCGTAAAGGATGCCCTTTTTCTCATTCCACACTAATTTGAAATTGTTTTTAAGGGTTAAGTTTTTCTTAAGCATCCCTTCTTTGGAATTAGGGTCATCTCTAAGACTTGTTAGTCTATAAACCTTATTGATTTGAGGTCCTCTTACATCGTCCATGTATTCGTGCTCTCCTTTTTAATATAGTTTATTTGTCTTCTATTCGATTTAACCAAGTAAAGATAGTCCTATATGTAGTTAAATCAATTAAATTATTAGCACATTTCCAAATCATATTATCTCTATGCCTATCGTCTTTCAACGTATATAGAAATCTCTTGATATTTAATATAAGATGTGTTCCATCCAATATTTTGGTATTCTTATTTGATCTAGCTTTCTCCATACATGTTATTAGAGTATGGGTTCTATATTCAAGTAAAGATAATAATAGGTCATATCGTTTTCTATACTTAGTCTTATGTCTGACTACCGATCTGTTACTACTCATATTGGCTAAAGGATATTTAGTAAGATCTACAGATAAATGGCCCCATCCATTCGTAGGTAAACTACCTAATAGGGGTTTATCTGAAAAGAATACATCTCTGATATAACCACCCTCTATATGTTCCTTTAAAGCTAATATAACTTCCTTATACCCATCAGCTATATCGTCCCTACATTCCCATATAATAGATACTAGGCTACCTTCCTGATCTACCCTAACTAACCCTCCGTATTTCTCTAAGAACTTCATACAAGTATTACAATACCAAAGTAACTTTTTATCAAGGGGTAATTTAGATAAGAAAATATCTGGTAACTTCAAACCATCTACTATAAATAATGGTTCTCTATACCCATGATTATAAAATGGTTATTTATCGATTCTTCCATATACGTCCTCATATATGTATCTGTCATAACTTATTTATCCTTTTGTTTTAATATTTCTATCATCTTTTCTAGACTCTTAACCTTATAATCTTTTTCTATTATAGTAACTTGTTGTCTCATAATTTGTCCTATAAGTAAAACTACAATAAAAGATAAAAAGTAAAACACATCTATGTCCTTTCTATTTAAAAGATAAGGTAATATATCTTATCTTATTAAAGGCAAGGTATTCTGTCTATCTTAAGTAACAAGGTAAGGCCTGTATATACGTAGTATATACAGGCCTGCCAGATCTACTATAAAATATTTATACTTTTATAATTAAATATTTTTATTAAATTTCTCTTCGTATTTAAGTAGTAGACCAAGAAGTTTATTGATGTCATCTGTTGATCCAAAATATTCAGCCCATTGTTCTTTGTTATGATAAAGAGATACCGACGTCTTATTAGTGTATGGTTCATTTACTATAGATAACAATATATCTTTAAATCCTGTTATTTGTACTTCCATACCTTTGCCTTTGATTCTTACAGCACTTTCATTACATCCGGCCATGCTAGTAGTTAACATAGCTGCATTATAAAGAAGATCTTTTTCAAGATCAAGTCCCATACCTTCAAGTATCTCTCTTTTAAGTTCAAACCCATTAAGAAGGAGATATGTGGTAAGCTCTTTACCTGTTTTAGGTTTTACAGGAGCATTTGCCATTAATATTGTTATTTCATCTCCTATTATTTGACCAACTTCTATCTCTCCTTCTTCCTTTTCTTGAAAGAATAGAAACTTACCTTCTTCTTGTCTATAGTTCAACTCAAATAGTTCTAATACTGGAATAATGAATTCTTTCATGTCTGACTCCTTTTAAGTTTTTATATGTCGTTATTTGTTTAAAATTACTACCGATATAAACGATAGTGATTCTATTGAAAACTATAAGAATAATTCTCACTCAGGTCATTACCTTAGGAAGAACTTTTATTCAAATAAATAATATATATTTTATTGTGTTTTGAGAAAAAATAAAGAGGGAGTCCATGCTCCCTCTTCAATTAAATGAACCTTCTCCAATTTGAGAATATAATTCTCATTGGAGAAGGAAAGTTTTTGATTATAACAAATAAGATAATTATTCTTGCAACTATCCTATTTATTTTACACTTAGAAGCGGCATATTCGTCCGCTTCTTTTTCTTTCATGGGGTCATCTAACATCCCCCCACCTACTAGATGACCCAACTGGAGATGCCCTGCTTCATGGGCTAATACTACCCTAGTCACGAGGCTACCCATGTTTATGTCTGGGCTCGCGACTAGGATGAATTTCCTGAATTCAGGGTCATGATATTCAGGATTGTGTATTGCTACCGCAGAGTCCTTTCCGCAGAAAGCTCCTATCCCAGCAAACTGTATATGACAATAGCTGTCATATACAACCGGTAGTCCATCGAAGTGACCGATTGTTTGGTCACTTCTTCCTAAATTATCATATATCAGACGGTCACTTTCGTCTGATAGATGATTATTCCACATAGGTACGATTACTAACTTGATAATCGTACCTACATTTATTCCTAATATAATCCCGCTTAAAATAGCGATTAATGTTTCCATTATATGACTCCTTTAATTTATCATTGTTATTTAATATCAAGTCAGTAATATATATTTCAAATAAGATGAGATACATTAATATGAATTATTTAAATATTTTATTTTTTTATAAAAATATTAATATTGTATAATCTTTATTAAATCTAATTTTTTCTTTTTTGGTCCCTTTTTTCTTTGGTTAAAATAGCTAACGAATGTAATGAGTTAATCCTTGATAAGAGATAAGAGATAAATACTAAGTAATAAGAATAAATAAGAAATAGAAAAATAAATACATACTAAACATAAACCTTAAAGACGTTAAGTCGAGGGCCCCCTGGGCCCTTGAGTACTTTTATTTTATGCGTACTATAAAATAATCAATAAGAATAATAAATTAACTGTTAAGAATAATGATCATATATTAATAGAGAAATAAAAACATAATACATATATAACTTAAAAGGATAAATATCATGGTTAAGGTTAACTGTACTTCTACAATAACTGATGAAGCTCTGTATAAGTTAAATCCATATGATGACAATTTAACTAAAGAAGAAAAAATAGCTATAATAGAAAAATGTAAATCAGATCCAACATACTTTATGGAACATGTACTATTTAAAGAAAGAGGAAAGATAGAAGTTA